TGTCCTTTCACGACAGGAAAGTGGTAGCCGATAGGGGTAACGCTCCCCTGTTCCTGTCGTGAAAGGACAGTGTATTAACTTCTATACGAATCGGCCATAAAAAAGAGGAGTAGGCAAACCATGCTAAATGCGATGCGCTTGCTTACTCCTCTTCAACTAAAAAGAACTTCCTTGCTTCCCATACCCTAGAGTATGCCGGTGAATGACCGGAGTGGCTGTTTTGTTTGGGTAGAGCCTTAGAAACCCATTCGGACTAATCTATGAATTGGAAACAAAGAAGTTTTGATAGTGCTGTCAATAACGTAAGCGAAGAAATTAAAATCTTTTTTAATCGCTCTCTGCCTTATCCCTAAGTCGCACGCCCATACATACTTCTCCATTATCTCCTTTGCATAATACGAATTCGGGGTCAATCTTTCCATGGATTCCCTGTGCCTCGCGGTCAGCTATAACCTTGTTTACACACTGGAAAGCTCCATTGGAAAGCTCGATCATTTGATTTAATGGAATCGGGCTGAACTGGTTAAACGCAAATAATGCTGCGTGCAGGGTAAGGAGCTCTGCTTCCAGCAAGGAGAATGGTGATTCACTAGCTAGCGTATCATCGCGGCCAACTTTGCGGGCTGACTCAATTGCATCAATGAGCGCGGTGTAGAAGGAGTCTGCTGCCTCACGTCCTGTCTTGTTACGGGTGGAGCCGTGAGCACTCATGGAGTAGTTGAAAACTACGTTGGTGAATGCTTGGGCTGCGTGAAATGTCTTTGCTTCGTCTTGTTCGTTCATAAATTTATTTGGTTGTGCAGAAAATATCGAACTGGGGATCGGTGTATTTGATTGAAGAATCAGTGATTCCCCATTGATAGCCGTGAGCTAAAAGAATATCAGTGATGTCTTTCATAGTGGCTCCTTGGCGTTCAAGTGCGCCGTGGTTTACCTCAATGAGCAGGTCGGGCTTGTCGCGGGCGAGGATTTCTTGTGCGGATTTCAGCACTTCAACCTCCCATCCCTCTACGTCGATCTTGATAAAGTGGACACGCCCCTTAACCAGACCTTCGGAAATCTTATCCAGTGGCATTGTGTAGAGTCCACCTGATCCGTGGCGAGATAGCCAAGATGCGCCTGCATTGGTATCCTTCATCAGTGTGGCTGGTTCTCCCTCGGCTGGGCCAATGGCCTTATTCACGGTAAGGGTATTTACCGACATGATTTCATTGTGCTCCATGTTATACTTGAGGCATTCGTAAGCCTCGGGATTTGGCTCAATAGCGATTACTACTCCATCATAGCCAACGTGCTTCGCCATGGTCAGGGCTGTATCTCCGATGAAGGCTCCTGCGTCGATGCATACGCCTCCTTCCGGCACGTTCTTGAGCCAAGGGAGAATTTGCCCCTCTTGGATGTCGAGACGTTTATGTTGCTCGACCCATTTGCTGATGTGCCGCGTATCGGTTTCGATGACGGCGATTCCTTCTTTAGTGATTTTCATTGGTGGAAAGTTTACTGATTTGACCAGACAACCTCGTGAGTAATGGCGTCTTCAACGCGCAGCGTTCCGTGGTTGATTTCTGCGTTGTCGGCAACGGTAGCTGATGGCAATATCACGGGATAGAATCCATCTTCACGAAAGAAAATAAATAGCCGCTTAGGCGAAGCTAACTTTTCCTCACGAGTTAATGGCATGTTGTTTTTCATTCGCTCTGGATTCTTTGCGCCTCGGTAAATGAGGCAAGGAAGTAAGCGGTTTACTAGCTTGACCGCCCTTATTCATTCGTTGCAACTATTCACCGTGAGCAAATACAACCAAAAGGACTACGATTATTTCAACAAGCCACCCCGTAAAGTCGGACGGCTTTCTCAGTTGGGTAAGGCCAATCGAAGGGCTAAGAAGCATATTGGTGATTCAGAGATGGTTAGGGCCGCGAAGATCAGTGATGCGCGGGATGGATACTTTGATGCTGGCCGTTGACAGGTTTTGGGCAGGCTGTCAGAAACTTAGCTGATGAACGATGAACCTACGATTGAGTCAGTGGAAATAAGCGAGGAAGTAGATACGCCTATTGAGGCGACACTGGCTCTACGCCCCGCGCCGAAGCCAAGGGTAAAGAAGCAAATGAGGGAAAAGCATTTCTCAAATGCCTTGGTTATTCGTCGTGAAACTGGGGATAAGGTATTAGTTCCTCTTGAGGCGAAAGATAACCGCCATGCCAACATGGTTGTGGCGTCTATGATGCGAGAATTGGTTAAGACCAATATCGACCTATACAAAAAAAGTGGAGAGGCGTTAAAGCCAAAGGAATTGGCAGACCTTGCTACTGCTGCAAAGCTCGCGGCTGAACTGAGCTATCGTGCGTATGAGCCGGATGCTACTGAAAGGAATGAGGATGGTTCGCTTAAAGCCCCGACTGGAGCGGTGTCCGGCTTGATTACAGGGATGGAGGCTATCGGTAAGGGCATGGCGAACGGGTTTGCTGAGAAACCGCAAGGCTTCGCGGCAATCATGCAGAGCCTAGACGAACTGGGTAAGAAGAATGGTGTTGGGGCGAAAGTGGTAGTCACTGAATCCGTCGCCAAGGAATCGCCCGTTACCGACATCTAATGACAAACGACCAAGTTAAGTTCATCCATTCCCTGCTAGCTGAGGGGAAGGATAAATGGGTAGATGCGGCTAACGCGATTCTTTACGTCTCGCAAGTTCAGGGGCAGGTTGCGCAGTATGCCGAGGCTAAGATTATCGTGAGGGCATTCCTGCAACGTTTGCTGGATAATGACGATTACCTTTTAGCGGCTACCCTCCTGTGGGGCAATACCATGTTCAACGTGGAGCCGATGTTTGTGCGTAGAGTATTTGAATCTCTTAGTAGCCATAATCTCATTCTCTTGCAAGGTGCTGCGTCATCCTCAAAGACTTATAGCGCAGGAGCTTGGATGCTTTTGGACTGGATTCGTGACCCTTATTTTACGACGATCAAGGTTATCTCCCGAGACGAGGGCCACTTGAAGACAAATCTTTTTGCGCATATCTGGTCATTGCTCAAGGCTGCGGCGGTTCCAATTACGGATAACGACGAGCAAAATATTACCTACCGTGAGCATGATCTGTTTATCGGGATGACGGATGCCGGACCTTACTTTGGATTCCACGGGGTTGCGGTTAAACACTCGTCTAGTTCTACGGGTGACTTGAAGGGGTTTAAGCCAAAGCCTGTTCGCAAGACTGAGCATCCTCGATTCGGGTTCATGTCACGGCTTCGCGTGCTAGGGGATGAAACACAGAATTGGCCGGTTGGTCCATTCACGGACTTTGAATCCATCAAGGGGTCAATCAAGGGGAAGGATCACGTTAAGATTGCGTTGGCGTTTAACCCCGAGGATATGAGCAAACTGGTTGTGCAAATGGCAGAGCCTATGCATGGATGGATTGAGGATGACTTGGATAAACTCTATGAGTGGGAGAGCAAGAAGGGGTGGCATGTTACGCGCCTAGATGGTGCGCAGTCGGAGAATGTTCTGGCGAAGAAGGAAATCTATCCCGGCATTCAGACTTACGAGGGATTTCTTAATTACCTAAAGGGTGATGGTGCAGATAGTTCCCCTTCATATTTTTGCTTCTGCCGTGGTTGGCCACCTGTTAAGGGTAGTGCGAATACGATTATTCCTGCAACGTGGACTACTGAGGCACGCGGTGAACCTGTGTGGCTCGGTAAGCCGACGATGGGAGCAAGTGTGGACCTAGCGTTCCAAGGAGCGGACACGGCACAGATGACTGTCTTCAAATGGGGGCTGGCTAAAGGCTGGCGAAGACAGGATGGGAAGTATGAGGACTACTTGGATCGCACGAGCGCGGGGAAGAAGAAGCCGCGTCACGTCTTGGAGATTCACCAGATTATCCAGATGGAGAAATCCTATGACTCTATTCAGATGAGCGAGGAAATCACTGGGCGTTGCAAGATGCTGGGGATTGCTCCTGAGTGGGTGGTAGTGGATAAGTCCGGTAATGGACTTGGCACGTTCTCTCACCTTACCAAATACTGGGGGAAGATCATGGGTATCAACTGGGGTGATGGTGCGACAGACCTGATGGTGCTTTCAGAAGACCAAGAGCCTGCGTCTAATCGTTTCCAAGGGATAAGCTCTGAAATGTGGTTTGCCTTCCGTGAGTGGTTAAACCCAACTGTGGGGGCTATTGTGATTAACCCTGTAGTTCCTTCGTCTCCGATCAATGTCCAGTTGAGTTCTCGCCGATTCAGGTATGCGAAAAACGCAACTATGAAGGTGGAGAGCAAGGATGAGTATAAGGCGAGAAATCAACGTAGCTGTGACGAAGCAGACAGTGTGATTCAGTGTGTCCAGTTAGTCAGGACAAGGGGGCATGTTTTACCCGGTATGGTGGAGCAGATTGATTCTCGGCATACCTCACAAGACTCTGAATCGGTTAAACAGGAAACGGTGGATGAGCCGGATTCTATTTGCGGGGAAGGAAATGGTAAGGATAACCTAGAACTATGAAACAACCTGAGCTAACAAAACGGATAGTGCTTACCCGATTTTGGGTAGGAGATATTGTGTATCACGCCTTGAGCGGCGAACGAGGCATAGTGATTAACGTATTCCTAATGTCGGATAGGCTGGTTCCTCGTTACGACGTTTGCTTCCCTGATAGGGAGACGGATGTTTGTGATGAGATGGAACTGAGCAGCGAACAGGTTTTTGATACTGTTGAGGCCAAGGAGGAGGAAAAAGAAGAATGAAACATATCAATCCTAGCGCACAGCGTAAGCCAATAGGCGGTCATCACTTCACCGATAGGGGGCAGATTATTCGTGCCGATAGTTTTCCTGATCTTGTAAAGGCGGTGCAGGATTATCGGCTGGCGAACTCATGGCCGTTAGGAACTCCGAAGCAGGATGTTCTTGGCTATTACGAAACAATAGCTCCTTGGCTTATCTTGGATGATGGTATGCCGCCGAAACCCGTGGGTATCCCTGCGCATATCCAGCCCCTACGCGAATGGTTAAGCGAAGTATATAAGGCAGGGAATGTAACGCTTTGCTCAAAGACCGAGGCAAAGGAACGTTGGCCGGGGTGCGAGGGATGCAAATATGCATCGGAGATAGACTGGGCCTACTCTCCTGAGACAGAGGAAATGGAGCGCAGGGCTGCGCTTCTCAAGGGGATGAGGGCTACACCACTGGATGACTCATTCTGCCGGTTGCATAAGTGGGCTACATCCGTGGCTACCTACATGCACAAGCCTAAGTTTTCTGAGTCGAACAAGGAGCGTTCACCAGAGGCGTGCTTTGTTCGGAAACTAGGGTAATGTTTTAGCGCATGAAGATATGCCATACAAACGATCTTTGCACAAAGCTACCGACATAGATAAGTGTGGGGTTGCGCTCGGGCATTGGGTTGCCTGTTCCGACAACATAAACTGTAACCTCGTGGTTAGTCTTGTTACTATCTACGCAGCACCAAATGCAGGGTTTCCCATTGGGGTCTAGTCCAGCGTAAAGCGGAGAGGACTGCGACGGTATTTGCAGAGTTTGTTTATCTGTAATTTCAATAGGGTATTTGAAGATTGTATCCATAAATTATTAGCTAATCATTCTTTGTTTATCGAATCTTAGATTCAGTTCTTGCTAAGGCTTCGCGGCACACTACGGATTGTTCTCGGGTAAAAGGGCGAGTGCGGGGTTTCTGGTTATCCTCGATAGTTCAACCCTAGGGGCGTATCATTCGTTAACGCCCTCCCACTTTTTTATTCCCATGCTATGACAGACCAATAAAAAGGCCAAGCCGCACTTGCTGTTGCGCTTACCAATAGTAAGCCTTCGCTGTTTTTCAGTTGCTCGGTCCATGGTCGATTCCATACATGACCAAAGGTAATGATAGCTACCAATGTGTAGATGGTGATTAGGGATTTAGTGTATTTCATTGTTTCTTTTCTCTAAAGGCCATGAACCGCTCTCTCAAAAGGGATATGCGGTCGATTGGTTTAGCTGGTTTCTTTGGTGCACGCGTTAGTTTTACTACTGGTTTCGGACGAAGTTGTTTGGCGAGGATACGTTTAGGTTCTATGGTGCGCGGTTTACCTTCTGCTTTTAGCCGTTCTCGCATACGCCTTACGGCTTGTCTCGATTGTTCGCGGCACTTCTCAATATTACGCGCTCGGTATACAGCCATCTTTAGCCGATTGCGTTCCCTCTGGTATTCGTCCGTTGGCATCGTTTAACCAATTTGGGGCTTCTTCGTGAAGCGTCCTTGTGGGCAACGGCCTGTGCGGAGTTCCCTCTGTTTGGCGTCATGGATTTGACGATCTACCCAAGCTGTGTCGTAGCCGCGTTTGAATCCTTGTTGGTGGGCAAACTTGTCTGCATCCATTACGCCGTGGCGATGGCCCATTCGGTAGGCGAGTAGGCAAAGGATGAACACTGCGAGGATCGCGGCGCAGATGATAAGTAGGTAGGTGTTCACTTGCGGCCTCCGTTCAGCGCGTCCAGCATGGTCCGAGCGTCTTCGTCGGACAACGCATCCTTCCCGTTGGGCGTGACGATGGCGAAAGTTTTACCATCGAGCTTGAGATTCGCGCGGTAGGCTGAATACGTCCAGCGTTCAGACTTCGTTTTGTTCACCTTCGCGCCTGCTGCGATTGTCTTACGCCCCTCGGCTTCGAGAACCTTGCGGGTCTTGCGGTCCAGCGCGTCCATCTTCGGGCGCAGTTTTTCGGCCAGCTTCAAGACACGATCCAGTTTGGCTGCATCACAGTCGGCATGGGACGGCGCGGGGTGCTTGATCGGAATGCAGTAATGAACATTATAGAATCCGGCTGATTGTCCATGTCCATAGAACCATCTGTTATCATCATTTGGATTAATAAAAATATAGAGTTCACACTTACTTAGCCATCCACTACCCATATATTTCCAGTAGCATCCAACTGGTGGTTTAGGACAATCCGGCAATCCTTTCGGAAGTTTCGTGATCTTGTTCTTTTTCGTGCTCATTTGGTTTTAATTAGTCACGCACCGTGTTTACGGTAGCTAATGAAAGAGCAGCCATAAATTCAGTGAATGGGAATCGAAGCACGAGATTACCGCTTCGGGTGTGGTTACGAATATCAATAGTTACTTCGGCATCGTGTGCTCCTTCTGGTTGGCGAACTTCAATTCCAGCGATTTTATCGCCATGATTAACCGTATCGCCATCATTGTTGATTTTTTCTACTGTAACAATTACTTCTGGATTATTTGGATATTTCATAGGTTCTGATTGAGAGATACGGAGGAGAAATTGTGAGTGGGCAAGGAAGTAAGCAGAATCAATCTACCTCGGTGGCATCAGAGCGGCGAACGTAGTTGAGTGCGTTGTAGGTTCCACCCTCGCGGCACCAATACACGTCTTCGGGTATTCCTTGTGCTGGGTGGCGGTTGGCTTCAAAGCGAACAACAGGCAGGACTTCGCCTACTCGGTTGGCATACCAAGCAGAGGGAGAAGTGCATTTGTCGATTCTGATTTTCATGTGGAGGTGAAGTCGTAGATGATTAAGCCTACGCGTTGTGCCTCTGCACGCATATTGGCTGTTCCTTTGTCTCCTTTGAACAAGGCAACAGCGTCCGCATAATCTGCCATCTTACGATTACGGATAGGACCAGCGACTTTACCGTAAAGACCCCAATCAGCAGGAAACCGTTTAACCGGAATATTGTTTACACCGGCATAGAATTCTCCGCAAGCATCTGCGCCCGTGGCTCCGCCTGAAACAATTTCAGTAATGCCCTTGATCGCGTCTAGCTTGTCGTAGTCGGCTCCGTCGAGTTCGTAGTCTCTGCCACCTGCGATTATGAGCTTCATGTGGGTTAGTATCCGGTCTTAACCGCCCAAGCAAAGCCGGTTCCATTGAGTCGGTAGTTGAGGCCATAGGCGTAAAGCCTATCCATCTTCTTCGTGGCGAGAACTTCGTTGCCATTGCGGTAGTCGGTAAGCTGATGGGAGACTTCAACCGGATGCTCGCCATCTTTCATTTCATTTGTGTTCACTGATTTTCGGCAAGCCTCGGTCTTTAATCGGTCTTCCGTCTTTTGGAACTCAGGAGGGCGACCAAGGGCTTTCTTTTCGCGGAAGGCTTTGAATCGGTTGCCGAGGCGGGTTTTGGGATTGAATTGTTGGGTCATGGGGATTATTCGTGGTTATCAACTGACTCGTGTAGTTCAATGCGCAGGCGTTGTTGAATCATTGAAAATTCATCTGCCTTATTATCGTAACGAGCAGCATCTATGCGGGCTTTAGCGGCAGCTTCGCGTAACTCTCGTTTAGCATCACTAGCCTTAATCATGGCCGCGCAAAGTTCTTGAGGAATCCTTTTGTCGTTCTGCCATCTTTTACTTGGTCGAGATTGACGTTCGGCTTCGTAGCCGTTGATGAACTTGGTTAAGTCTTCAAATGTTTTGTAGATAGGGTCAGAGGCCATAGGGTTTAGCTGGGATGTTGTCGGATTCCTGTAAAGGAAGTAAGCCAAATTCGGCCCGTTCTTCGGGCGACATATCGGAAATACGGTGAATCTTTAGCTTACCACGTTGTGATGAATCAAAAAGTCCTGAAGACCTTAACTTAGCTATTTGATAGTTGTTTGCTTGTCTTGCTCTACCTTTCTTAGTCTTCGCTTTCTTAAATCTTTTTCTTGAGTGTATTTGCATTATTAACAGGAGGTTAATGTTTTAGAACTTCGTTAAATTATCCCCAGCACGCTTTCCTCCGCTCCGGTAAAGGGGCAGAAAATAGACGCGATAAATCACAGTTCCTTCGTTAAATTAGAGCCCCATCCGTGAAACTCATCACGGCTAGCTAGGTGTCTTTTGAGCGGTGGGACAAGCCCGCCCTTAGTTGGCACCCCCTGAATCGTCCTTGCCGCAACTTAGCTTGCGACTTCGCGTGACTGAAAGCGGAAAAGGGTCACGCCTGAAAAACTGTTATATATCGTTCCGGTGCCTTTGCTGATACGTGGCCGGACCCTTCGCCTCCAAACTAGGATAACTAGGTCTATTCGTTTGTGCGTCGTTCGATAATCGCGGGCACAAAAAAACCGACCTAGGGCGTGACGGGCCAGATCGGTTCTTAGGTGAACGGCGTAATCTGTAAGTTTCCTCACAGTTGTCACGCCGTTCGGATTCGAGTGACAAAGGAGATTGGTTCGTAGCAAGTCAAGCAGGTAAGTGAAAATAGTTCCTTCCTGCGAAAAGCATCAGCTTGATTCGTTCTTGCTTGGTCATCCTGCTATTCCACCGAAGGAAGGCGAAACAAGCAAAGATTTGCGGATACTCTTGTCCAGCTTACTTACTTGCATTCCCTAGTGAGCGAGGACTTACCTTTCCGCCTCAACCAATGGAACAACCTACCGATGGCTCACGAGTGGCCCCAAATAGCAATGATATGGAAATGGGGCTACTTTGCTGTATCTTCATGGAAGGGGGTAGCGAGATTTTACTTGAGGCAATCGACGGCAAGATAGAGGAGAAAAGTTTCTACTTCCCAAACAATGGTCTGCTCTGGAAGACCGCTCTATGGCTGCATAAGAACGGCAAAGAGCTTTCGATGATGGTAGTAGCCGAGGAGCTAAAGAAGCTGGGTAAGTTGGATAAGATCGGTGGGCATGGATACCTAGGGAAAGTGGCAAATCTTTTGCCTACTCCGATGCAGTCAAAGGTGTTCATCGAAAAGATTCAGGAACTCTACATGCAGCGTGAGCTAATCAAGGCTGGCGAGAACCTGATTTCGGCAAGCTACTCCTATGAGGGAGACGCGGCAAAGTTCATCCAAGTGGTAGAGGATTGCTTGGCTCTACGCGAAGGACTGGAAAAGCAAAAGACCATGAGCGAGGCGTGCGACGAAGCTATTGCCCGCGTGGAGCGCATAGCTAAAGGGGAACAGTCGGATGAGGATGTGGGACTGGAATGGCCTTGGAAGGACGCTAATCGCTTTCTAGGGCCAATTCAGAAGGGGGAGCTAGTAATTGTGGCTGCGCGTCCGTCTCGTGGTAAATCCTGCGTTGCGCGTCAACTAGCCTACCATTGGGCAAACAAGCACGGGCCTGTTGATCTATTCAGCCGAGAAATGCCTATTGGTCAGCTTCCATTTCTCTTTGCTCAATCAAACTGCGGTTATGGCTGGCGTGATGCGCGTTACGGAAAACTCCACCACAAAGAACTCTTGGAGTTCTCTAATGCGCTCAAGGAGCTAAAGAAGGTTAAGAACCTCCGCATTCACGATAGAGATAAGACATTCTCTCAGGTATTCGCCCGTATCCGCGCTATGGTGCAAATGAGTAAGCCAAAGGCGGTGCTTATCGACTACCTACAAATTTACGATGTGGAGCAACAGAAGCATGAGACGCGAGACTTGGCTATCGGCAGGATCACAAAAGCCCTGCATGATCTGGCAGTGGATTTGAATATCCCTATCGTATTGCTCTGTCAGATTGGCCGTAGTGTAGAGAAAGAGGAGCGTGAGCCTAGGTGTTCAGACTTGCGTGAGTCGGGAAATATTGAGCAAGATAGTGACCGTGTGGTATTTATACATTGGAACGCCAAGGACTCTACAGGGGTTCCTCAGAATTTTAATGACCAAGACGTGCGTGAAGTTGAGGCAAAACTGATTCAGGCAAAAGGACGTGGTGAAGGTATGGCAACTTGCGATCTTCTGTTTAAACGGCCAATTGCTACCTTCTTTAGCATGGGCGTAGAGGAATAATACGGAGAAACATAGTAAATCGTGTTCTTCGCGGAATAAGCCTATGATCTAGTAAAAAAGATTTGACTAGGGTTTATCGGGTATCAGGGTAGGAGGATACAGATATGAAAGACGAAGGACTTGGCAGCTAATTCCCTATATATGAAACCTGATTTTCTTGGCGACGAAGAGGACGTTGACGATCCCAACTACATGGGGAACTCGCCTAACGTGAAGGAAGGTGGAAAGCTAGAGGCAGAGCGCGTTATAACAAGTGCGAGCCAAGCCTTTGATATTTGTGAACGCTTGGTGCAAGACTGGGATAAGGGGGTAGGGCATTCGGCACAAATCACAGCAAAGCTGAATGGGGATCGTCCCTATAATTCTCGCACACTAAAGAATCAAGGTAAGGCATGGAAGACGAACATCTCTACGGGTTTCCTTTCAACTGAGTGCGGTAAGATTCCCCCTAGGTTCTATATGCCGGTGGCGCAGGCGAAGTATCTGACTGCTTCACAGCTTCCGATTAGCTGGCCTAACGGAATCGAAAAGACCCAGTATTTCCGAACGCAAGTAACGGAAGCTATCCGTAGCTGGAAGAAGTGGAATTTCTTTATTCGCGGGTTGGCTCGTGAGGTAGGTATTTTTGGTGTGGGATACGCGGCATACTTCGATCAATACGAATGGCGTCCGTCTCTGATTCGCATGGATAAGGGGTTTGTCCCATCAGGCACGGAAATCATGGATGAGGACATTGCATTCTTCTGTGTGAAGTGGGACTACAAGCCGGGTGAACTCTTGGCTCTCCTTAAGAAAAACAAAGATGCAGGATTAAAGAACTGGAACGAAGAGGGAGTGGTTAAGGCAGTGAATGATTCTGCACCTGCTCCGGCTGACTCAAGTAATTCTGAACAGCGTTCATATGAGGAACTGATTCGTCAATCTACCCAGTCTTACTCCTATGCGAAGGGAACTAAGCTGGTCCAAACCTATCATCTTTTTGCACGAGAATATGATGGCAAGGTAAGTCACTACATTCTTTTGCGTGAGGCTAAGGGTGAGGGAAAGGCACTCCTTTATGAAAAGGAAGACGCTTATGAAACGATGGAGCGCGTATGTGTTCCACTCGTGTTTGATTACGGTGATGGAACTATTCAGGGTAGCTGGGGTGGTGGACAGATTCTTTACGATATGTCCGTGCAGGTTGAGAAGATTCGCAACGACTCCATTGATAACCTGCGTAACCAGAACAAGCTAAAGATTCAGGTGGCTGACGCCAAGGACGCCAATGCGGTTAAACTTACCGTCAACGATACGATGATGATTGTATCGGGTGGAATGTATAACGGTGCTGCGGCGGCACTTCCTCAGAACGTTGAGGCGTATATGTCTCTGGATGTGCAGATGACTCGATTGGCGCAGGAAAAGATTGGTGCGTATGTGCCGCCGATTCCCTTGTCTCCGTCCGACATTAAGGCCGCGCAAGTAAACGCTAACATACAGAAGGAGCAAGAGCTTCAACAGGCATTGTTGGATAATTGGCTGATGCAGGTAGCTCAGTTGATTAACACGATCACTATTCGTTTAACCGATCCTGATTCGCCTGATGACGTGGCTAAGAAACTGCGTGCTAAGTTGCGCGAGGTTCTAACGGATGAAGAGATTTTGCTTTTGGTTACGCAGCCGACGATCCAGACGATTACCGACTTTACCCCGTTCGCAGCACAACAGAGGGCTGCATTTGCGGCAAGCAAGGTAGGTAATCCCCTGTATAACCAACGTGCGCTTGAACTGGTGCAAGCTGAGGCTGCGGGCGGGATGCACTTTGCGGAGAACGTATTGCTGCCAGAAGGCGACCAATCTCAGGTTCTATTGGCGCAGAGCCAACAGACGCTTGAAAACTCCGCTATGATGCAAGGAATGGCTGTGCCGGTGCTGCCGCAGGATAATGACTGGGTGCATGGTCAGGTGGTTGAGGCGGGTATTCCTAATCTAATTCAGGGCGGTAAGTTGAATGTGGCTCAACTTGCTCTGCAACACTTCGCGGCCCACTACGCGCAGGGTGTGTCTAAGAAGACATGGCCAAAGGACGAAGTGAACCCTACGAAGCACAAGATTTCAGAATACGAAAAGGCGCTCAACCAAGCGGCGGAAGCTATGGCGCAGCAATCAAATCAAGGAGTCCAGCCAATTGCCTAAACGGGGAGATATTTGTCCGGTTACTGGGCATGTTTGGTGGGACACTAGTAGGGGATTTATCCCCGAACTAAAATTCAAGTCTTACTCAACGGTTCGTCTTGCTGCCAGAAAATTTCACTACGAAAAGAATAAAAAATCAATAATTCAAAAAGCCGCAGATTATCAAAAAAACACAAACTACTCTCAAAAGCCTCACGTAAAAGAAATGAGGAGATTATATTCGCAGAGAGTTTATCCGATTAACAAGAATAGGATGATAAAAAATAATTCAGCGCGAATTAAACGACTAAGAGAAACTGATCCTGTTTTCAAATTAAGGTGGGCGGCAATTCAGAGAACAGGTAAAATCATCAGGAAATCAAAACTATCAGCAACTAAAACTATTCCGAAGTATCTTGGCGCTTCATTGCCCGAAATTAAATCCCACCTAGAATCCTTGTTTTCAGAAGGCATGAATTGGGAAAACTGGGGCAACAACGGATGGCAGTTGGATCATATAATTCCGATAAGCTTTGCGAAAACCACCGAAGAAATTCTAGCACTTTGCCACTACACAAACTTACAACCACTTTGGGCTAAAGATAACTTGATTAAATCAAATAAAATTGATGATGTCGTATCGGCTAGGGCATGGATAGATAAACGAATTTTAGAAAACCAATGAACCAAGAACTAACCAAGAAGGGGAAGATGGCTATTGCCAAATTCCTGAACACAGAGGCGGGGGAAGAACTCAAGGGATACCTCGCATACTTGACTCCTTCGATTTCCATTAGCGAGCAAGCGCATGTGATGCATTTTACTTCGGGGCAGACTCAGGGCTGGGGTCAATGCTTAAAGGAAATGGAAAAGCTTTCATCCCTCAAGGGGGATTTGGAGACTAGTGATGCAGACGACACTCTCGACAGGTAATAATTAAATATTAAAAATATGCACTATAGAAATGGAAGAGAAGCAAAGAATGGCGACGTGATTGTTCAGCTTAACGGCGGAAATGTGACGCATCTCGGCGTTCTTTACAATGCGACGCAGGGTAAGGATTATTGTAATGGCCAGATTGCCCCGTTGCCCACGCAGCATTCCGGTGCTTGCATGTGTGACTGTATCCATGTCGACGACCTCGCGGCTATCCTTGCCGAAAAGGGGTTGTCTAAGCGACCAGACGGAAAGTAAAAAAGACTGACACAAACCAAAAATAATTTATGGCTGAAAATACTACGGAAGAAAACAAGCAGGACACGCCGCCTGCTGCTGACAATAATGCACAAAAGGAAATTATCGACAACGGTAAGCCCTTGGTTGCTTCAAGCGGAGTAGAATCCCTAGCTGGGATTTTCGATGCTTTCGGGGAGGGTAAAGACCCGTTCGCTAAAGAGGATAAAGCTGCTGAGGAAAAGCCGGTGGTCGAGGAAAAGAAGGAAGAAAAGAAAGAGGATGCTGGTGTAGGTTCTGACTTCGATAATGCCTCAACGAAGAAAGAGGAAAAGAAGGAAGAGGCAAAGCCCGATGCTTCCACTGAAACCAAGGAGGATGACTATTCCGACTTGAAGGACGAGGACTTGGCTCCTTCGCCATTGGACAAGCCGAAGACCGCCCGCCGCATTAAGGCTCTGCTTCACAAGGTTGAAGAGACAAACAGGATCGTGGCTACCACTAAGGCTGAACTGACCGAAAAGGCTACCGCGCTGGCTGATCTGGAAAAGAAGTTAACGGAATCGGGTAGCGCGAATCCTGATGTGCAGAAGCAGATTGACGAACTGGCTATGTATCGTCGTCGTTACCAGCTTGAATCTGATCCCGAGGTGAAGGCGAAGTTTGATGACGCCATTGTAGCCAAAGATGCCGAGATTTCTGATATTCTGAAACAGAACGCTGCGGGGGAAGGGCTTATTAAGCTAATTAATGATGAAGGGGGATTGGCTAAGTTTGCGCGGCTGAACAAGAGCTACAAGCTGGCCGATGGTAAGAGCGTAACGGCAAAGGAACTGTTTAACCGTATTCGTGATACGCTTACGGATAACAATCCTGCTGATGCTTTGGCCTTGGATTCTGCTATTCAGGAGCAGGCTCGTCTCGCATCTGAAAAGGTGAGGTATATCGAAACCGAAAAAGGCAAGGCCAAGGAATATTTCACGGCGCAAGAGAAAGCCCAACAGGAACGCTCGACTGGACTCAAGGCTAAGGTAGAGGCGTTTGTGGCCAAGCTGACGAACGAAGATGATTCATTTAAGGATTTGGTTGCCCCTGCTGATGCCTCGCCTGAAAAGGCCAAAGAAATCAAAGAAGAGAACATTTATCGCAAGCAACTGCGGGATGTGCTCAAGGCGTCTATTGGCACAACCGATCCCGACGAATATCTAGCGATGGTCAAAGATGCCACGCTGCTCTATCCAGTTAAACGATCACTTGCCAAAGCTGAGGCAACGAACAAAGAAAAGGATGTTGAGATTGCCAAACTCAAGGCGGAGTTGGATAAGGTGCGCGGCGCGTCAACTACGACGCCAAAGAAATCTTCTATTGCTGGTGGAAAGCAGGAGGAAAAGAAGGCAGCAAAGCCCCGCACTCTTGAGGAAGAACTTGATGCCATTGCTGGTGGGCAAGGTTAAGATTAACGAACTAAACCAATATGCCTATTTTAATCGAAAAGGTGCTGGCCAAGTGCGAACAACTTGGTCCAGCGGAAGCGGCACGATACTTTGGCGTAACCTGCCAGAGTATCTACAACTGGCGTAAGGGTAAATCCTCGCCATCCATTGAAGCTATCGAAAAGGTATTGGAAGATGAAGCTAAGGAGAAGCCGCATGAGGTTATCCAGTGGGAGGGGCGCAAGGTAATGCTCCTGCTTCCTGTTTATCGCAGTGTGTCCCTCGAAACCCATTTCACTCTGTTTGCCAACTACGCAAAGTATGGTCCTGAGAAGATTGGGATTATGACTGAAAAGCGCACGCTTATACATGAGAGCCGGAATACGCTCGTGGATAAGTTCCTCAAGTCGGATGCCGAGTGGTGTATCTTTGTCGATGACGACATGATCTTACCCTTCGGTAACGAAGCTCTGTTCGCGCAACGATACAAAGCCAATATCCCAACTAAGTTCACGAAGCTATCGGCGTTTAACCGGATCATGTCCCATGGAGAGAACGTGCCTATCGTTGGTGCGCTTTACTATGGGCGGCATGATAAGGGCCGGGCGCAATGCTCAGATGGATTCTCTTCGGTTAAAGCAAATGCGGAGCTTCACGATTACAACCAACTCGGTTCATTACGGGAGCAACGCTGGACTGGCACGGGCATGATGAGGATTCATCGTTCGGTATTTGTGAAGATGAAGGAAGCTGCGGAAAAGGAATGGCCGCATATTATTCCTCAAACAGAGGGAAAGCCAGTGGGTTACTTCACTCCTGATCTTGTTGGGCAGGGGGAAGATGTTGCGTTCTGCTTGAGGGCAGGCAAGATCGGCCTGCCGGTGTTTGTGGATACCGGACTTATCTGCTTACATACTGGCGAAACTCATTTTGGCCCGCAGAATACCAGTTTCTAATCTATGAATACAGAAGCCTTAAAATTCATGGGTGAGCATCCGTGGCTCACCTTTTTCCTTGTCGCTGTATTGTGCAGTTTGTTGGGCAATGTGATATGGGGAATCATCGTGATTCTACCCAATCGCATTATGCGCCATTGGAATATCCGTAAGCATGGCTATCCGCCTGTTCACTGTGATGCTGATGGAGATTTCAAGAAACAAAAAAAATCAGAGTAAAATGCATATCGTTAATAATCGTCTAGTTCGTTACAATGCTGTCGTAGCCAAGATACTTCCGCCTAAAGGAAAGAAGAAAGAGCAGGCACAAGCTATCCAGCAACTCGCCCTTGACTCGTGGTTAAACGCGGCAAGCAAAGTAATCTTGCTCAATCGACCCGAGGAAATCCCATACCTAAAGGTCAAGGGAGTAGTCTTTGAAGAAAAGTATGCTGATAATCCCACGGTAAACGACGCGCTTGCTGTGCTGGCAAAGGAACTGCCTGACAATGGCTACGGGGTTCTGCTTGAAGACAGGGTGATTCTGGACGCCAAGGGGCCGGACACCCTTAACCGCGTTCGCCTCGCGGCACAATTGAGCAAAGCATGGGCCTGTGTGGCTACGCTGGATCATAAGGAGGAATCGGGGGAAGTAGCCGGAACCGGCGGCGCGGCTTTCTGGATCAGCAAGAACGTAGCGAAGTATCTCAAGGATACCTGCAAGAATCCTCCCTACCTGTCCGAGTATCCCGAGTGGGCTGAATGGCTCCATGGTGAAATCAAGGTGAGGGTGTTAGGTCATCGGTTCTTTGACGCAACGGCGCACAAGCTGGGTAAGGTGCTGGCTGAAAAAGGAACGAAGCTAGCTAAACTCGTGATGCCATTTACCCGCCACTAAGATGAGAACTGATATTCTGCTAGTAACCTATCGTAAGGATTACGATTGGGCAGTGTTCTGCATACGCTCCATTGCGAAGTTCGCTAAGGGCTTTGGCGGCGTAAGTATCGTGTGCCCCGTGGATGATGCGGCGATGTTTGTTTCATTAGCATCCCGATTTGAGCGCGATGATTTACCTATCGAGGTGAAAACCTATATCCCGAAGAAAGGTTATGAGTTTAACCATCATCAGGTGATGAAGATGAATGCCGATATTATCTGCAAAAACGCGGCTTACATCCTGCATATCGACTCAGACTGTATCTTCACGGAAGAGGTAACGCCTTCTGATTACTTCACGGAAGGTAAGCCACAGTTGCTTATACGCACCTACAAGCCGAGTGAGCCTTGGTATATCTGGCAGAGGCCTACCAATGCAGCACTAGGTATGGTGTGTAACTATGAGACGATGGCCCGGCACCCTGCGGTTCATCATCGGAATACCTATCGTGAACTGCGCGAGCATATGGACTTCAAGCATGGGATTCCATTTGCGGAGTGGGTTCTGAAACAACCCGGAAACTATCCAGCTTGCCATTTCTCTGAGTTCAATACTATCGGCAGTTACTGCCTAGTTTATTGTCCAGAGAGATACGCAATTATCGACTTAGACAAAGAACCAACACCAGCAAACAAACTGATTCAAGGTTGGAGTTGGGGTGGAGCAGACAAAGCAAAAGAACAATATGAAAAAATCCTCTCCCGCACGCGGTAAGATTCTGCTTAATATGCAGATGTCTCCCTTGGACTACCACCAAGGGAAGGAACTATTGCGGCTTATCTGTGACCTAGAGGACGTTAAACGTTCTGATGTCGTGGTAATGCTTACGCATCGTTATGATATGGTTCCTGATCCTGCTCTAAGGGACATGGTAATGACCAAGTTTGAGCACGTTATCACGCACAAGACGGATCGTGTAGCAAAGGGCTGGCCTGCCGGACCAAATGCAATGATGGGAGATAGTCTGCGGGCGGCTATAAATCTGCAAAGAAAGGGACTGAACATAGATGCAGTGATGTTCATGGAGTGCGATTGTGTTCCATTAGTTAAGGATTGGATTGACCAGTTGAAGGCAGAGTGGTGGAAGTGCCGAGAAAACGGGAAGTATGTTCTTGGGCCTTGGTTAGAGAAAGGAGATGCAGGAGGGAAGCACATCAACGGGAATTGCATTATGGCTATCGACTACTGGAAGAAGAATCGCAGCATACTTCATTCTCCTTCTAACGTAGGTTGGGACGCTTATCACTCGGGCAATATGTGCGGGAATGGGATGGCGAGCAGGCTGATCTTTTCCGACTATAGGTTGGGGACTGATGATAATCCATGGAAAGGCGAAGAGTATTTGTGGGAGGCCAAGGGATATGGCATGGCCAGCAATCCGCTATACGGAGAAAAGATTTTTTGCGTATGGCTCCACGGAATCAAGACGATGCAAGGAATTGAAGCTGTGCGTAAAAAGTTATTGACTGTTGGTTAAACGAGTGTTTCTAGTCAGGAGTGCCAATTGAGATTCGCGGTTGTAGGCACAATTCGCCGCAAGTCGCCTAGGGTATAAAACATGGCCCCTCATAAGGAGGGTGAATGATTGTTCCAGTCGCCAAGGAGCAGGAGAAAGATGGAGCCGGTTTAATACGGTGCTTCGGTTCCTGTCTGTTTGCGCACCAACAACTCAATTCTTATTTCATAGTTTTATTTTATGGCTACTTCATACTGCGATCTGACCCCGGAGCAATACTCCCAAGGCATCGCCAATCAGGTTTCTTCTCTCCGTCAGGAAGTTATTCGCTACATCGCGCTTAACGATCCTTATGCTAATGTCATCGAAGGTGGAACCACTCCCAATAACTCGGGAACGGAAATCCGCACTCTTGTTACTAACCGCATGGTGACTGGACAGAGCCTCACGGTTCCTTCCTTTGCTGACACCATTGAACAGTGTAATACTTCCGGCCCCGTTGCCAAGTATGGACAGACCGAATTTACGACCAAGCTGCAAACGCTGCGTGGTGAAGGTCCGGTGATCTGTTTGAATCAGGCTCGTTACGCCGTTCTGGATTCCTACCGCGTTGCGGAAATGAATCTCAAGGACGCCGTTAAGACCCTGAACTCGGCTGACATTCGCGCCCAGCTTCTTACCCTTTCGGGTGTTAAGGCTGTGTTGAATACGGGTGCAACCTCCCTTGGTCAGATTCTGACTGGTGGCTACAATCAGGTGGCTGTGAACTTCCTTGGTGGTGTTCCTTCGGCTCCTGTGACCTACAAGTTCCTCGTGGCTCTCTCGAACTATATGCGCGATAATCTCTCGCCTGAGTTCTTCGGTGATGGTGCTGGACAGCACTTCATCTTTGTTGCCGGTTCTGAGCAGGTGGAAGCTCTCCGCAATGAGGCTGGTGTGAAGCAGGACGTGCTCGCTGCCGTGGCTGGTTCCTTCAAGGATACCAAGGACGCTCTGATGAAGTATGCCTTCGTTGAGTTCCCTTACCGTCAGATCAAGATGGCCATTGACCAACAGCCGCTTCGTTTCAATACGGTCAATGGTTCTGGTTTCCCTAACTTCATTGAGCCTCTCGTAGAGACGGTTACTGACTACGGTGTGGAAAACGCTACTAACCCTGACTGGGTGAATGCGCAGTATGAAGTAGGCTTCCTGATTTCCAAGGGCACTTTCAAGCGTCTCGTCCCCGAGCGTTTCATTGGTGAAGGCTTGATGAAGTTTGATGCGCAGTTTGTTATGGGCGAACTAAGCTGGTTCTATGCTAAGGATTCGTGTAACAAGTTTGGAGACTTCGGAAATTTTTTGTATCAAATTGCCAGAGCCTTTCAATCACGCCGACCACACGGAGTGATCCCAATTCTCTATAAGCGCTGTGCGCAAGATTTGGGTCTAAATATCACCTGCGATGATATTGTTACTGACTCTATCTAAATAACTTATAAAGTTATTAGAAGACGCCGTTAAAGCAAAGACTCCCTCGTTTGAGGGAGTCTTTTTATTTAGCTCATAGAGAGTAATCCATTAACCCATTGTGAATCTATATAGGTCTTTTCATCCCGCCTTTTGTTCTTCATTACTGGGGTAGTTAAGGCACGTTCTATGGTCCATTTAAGATGCTTGATTCTAGTCTGTAATGCGCTGTAAGGAATGCCCGTTTTCTCGCTCCATTCAGTCATTGTCATGGTGATCCCCTCATGGGTAAGATAGTGACAGGATGAACGATTTCGGGCCTGTCCGCTTGGCGTATTCCACCGGATGTTATTTGGGAAATAACCCTTGGTTCCATCTATGCGGTCAAGGGTGTGTTTGTCCGTAGGCTTAGGGCCAAGTTCGGTTTCAATGTAATCGCGGAATACTGAAAATTCTCTCCATGGTTCATAGCATCCTTTTCCAACAGCCCCATAGGCGGAATAGGCTTTTGCGGTTGGGTCAAAGCATCGGGTAATTATGTTTTGCCATGTGCCGTAGAGCCAATGGTGTCCACTGGAATCACGAGGACAACCACCGTGCGTTGTGCTACGTTTAACAATCTGTTCAGTTCTAATGCAGCCACAAGAGGCTACTTTTCCGTTGAGCACGTCTTTTTGGCTTACGGCTTTTTTGGTCCCACAGTCACAGACTGCGTTCCACATATATTTTCCGCCCGTTCCCTTACCGGATATGTCTATCATTGTAAGCCTGCCGAATTTCTGCCCAGCTAAGAAGTGTTTTTTGAATGCCATAGTTTGCCAAAACTTTACCGAAATCCCCTAATGTCAACCAAGTAACTCCTATGCAACCAGCACTACCAAGCCAGCAAGATAACGAGAATAGTCTATGGCTCAAGCTCGTGGTAAACTTGCGGCTACTTTGCATACAGCAAGGGGTGGAGTGTGGAGATGTGTGCGCCTGCAAGGGGAATGATAGAGATTTGCAAATGAAGGCGGTTCTACTCACTGCACGGTTGGTTAAACGTAAATAATGGGTTGACTGTTTAACCAATTAATGGATGAGTTTTGGCCATACTATGGCTACACCTACTTTTAATGAAAACATTACACCGGACGACAATGTTCGCGCCTTGCTTCAAGAGCAGAAGCTAACTGGCGCAACGGCAGCGATGCCTAATGGCTGGCAGCCATTTGATGTATTGATTGCCAAAACTGCGTTTAATGCAGAGCAGAAGGTTTCTGGATCAATTGGTGTATCTGCGCTTGGATTCATAAATGTCAAAAATTCTCCTTATGGAGCAAAAGGCGATGGAACAACTGACGACACTTTGGCTATTCAAGCCGCACTAGATGCGACATTCGCAGCAGGTGGTGGCACCGTATTTGTTCCAGCTAGCACGGGGGCATATATGATTTCCAACCGCCTCTTGATTGATTCCGGCGTAACTCTTGAAATGGAAAGTGCTGCTACAATCCGATCAACGAGCACCGCGCAGGTATGCATGCTGCGGAATCGCAACATGCTATTGGATGCTCCATATACGGATACAAATATTACGGTTCGCGGTGGAACGTGGGATTACAATTACCGAGGAGGAAACACCGCTTACGCTCCAACTGACAAGGTAAGCCCTCTTCTGGGCGCCCGCGGAACGATGAGTTTCATTGGTGTAACAAACCTAATTGTTGAGAATGTCCGTGTGTATGACTCTGGTGGGTTCGGAATCCAGATCATGGGTTCATATTGGCGTGCAGAGAATATCTTCTTCGACCGATGCTACAAGGACGGTATGCACATCTCAAAATCGGATAACTTCGTGATCCGGGGCATCCGAGCGGATACGCTTGGTGATGATGTGGTGGCACTCAATGCGATGGATTGGACTACCTCTACGCCAAAGGCTGGTCCCATTACTTTCGGACTTGTTGAGGGAATAACATCTATCAATAATCCTAATCGCACGACGGTTAAGTTTTTAGCTGGCGCGACTAACGCGTCTTATGTTCAGCACATCGTAGTTCGTGATGTGAAAAGCGACGGTCCAGTCATTTTTAATATGACTCAAGATTTGGACCTTGAGACACCAGGCCATACCTATGGAGGGCTTGGAATCGTTGAAGACATCTCTATTTCAGGCGTAAAGGCAGAGACTTACGCTTATGTGATTCTTGGGAACGACATTCGATCTGTTTCCATTGATGGACTTTCTGCTAAATCACAGTCCAGCAATCTCTTCAATCAGCAAGGGACGAATCCCCAAGGGAATGTTTGTAGCACTCAATATTTACGTGCCACCGGCGTAGTTCTGAACCCGCTTACTTCAGCAGTTTCCCTACTTCTTTCAAGTTCAGGCTCCACAATGACTGATGTTGTGTTTACTGACTGGCTTATCAAACAAGCTGGCGGATCTACGTCTGTTCTTGGTAATATTGTCGGAACCGTCACGAATCTTTCCATTCGAGGGCTAGACTTTCTATCTAGCGTAGCCCTGACTTCACACATAGTTCAAGTATCAGGAACATTAACTAACTTAGATATTTCAGACTGCAATATCAAAACTGTTGGAACTGCATTCGCTGTAGCTTCTACCGTATCGTCTGGAACCATAGTTAACGCAATCATTGGAAACTCAGTTATTTACGGACTAGATAGAGTCGTGAATACACAGTCTGTAACTCCTGCTATCAATGTAGTTTTCACAGGAAATGTCGTAAATGGAAACGTAACTTGTTTCTATTTCCAATGTCCAGCAAGCCTAACCATTTCAGGAAATTCATTTTCTGGAATAACTTCTACGATTGTTAGATGTGCAAACGCAGCATCAAATGTAATCGTAAAAAGCTCCGGCAATTTGAGCGTTGGGGGCAGTGGTTCTACGATGGTTAAAGATGCTGGCACCATTCGCTGGATTGGCCATGATATGCCTGTTACAAAGGCATCCATTACTCCTGCAACGTGGGACACGATTTTCAGCACTACGGCAGGTGATGGAGTTCAGATTTATAACGGTTCTTCGTGGCAGAAATGGGGTCATGGATATTTGTCGTCTGCCGACATTGCCACAACAGCCGATATTAAGGCTGCGACGATTGGTAAGTTGATTGATGCCGATGGAGCTAGGAGTTCCGACCAAATCATCTCGGCGAATCTGGATAAGGCACGCGCGGCTATTGCCAAGCTGCGCACAGGAGCCAAGACCAACGTTAAGATTGTGGCCCTCGGCGATTCTAATACCGCTGGCTTCGGGTCAACTGGGGCTGCAACGTATGCGAATTGCAAAGCTCTTTCCTATCCCAGCCAGTTAGTGGCCAGTCTTACTGCGGCTGGTTACTCCGCACGCAATTCTTCATGGCTGAGTGGAAACACAGGAGGTGCGTTTGCTGGTTATGATCCTCGGCTTTCCATTGGTGCGGGCTGGGTCGAGACTTACCAGTATCTTTGCTTCTTCAACAATACTACGACAAATGCGTTAGCATTCACTGCCACTGAGCGATTCGATACCATCGAGGTGATGTATGTTAATGGTAGTGGCGGCGTTTTCACGATTGACGTAGATGGAGGAGCGGCATTGGCAACGATTACGGCGAACGGGGCGTCCACGATTTCCAAGCAGACCATCAGTTGTCCGCTTGGCGTGCATACGTTAAATGCGAAGCGTGTATCCGGCTCTTGCTTTGTCGTGAGCATGATTGCATACGATTCGACCGCACCGAATATTTCGGTCATAAACGTAGGTATCGGTGGATACACGAGTGGAAACTTCAACGACGGTTCAGCCACTTGGGGGCCGCTCATCACGCTAGGCACACTGGCTCCCGATCTTACGCTAATCAATATCGGCATTAATGATGTCGTGGCGAATGTGCCTGCCGCTACGTATCAGACGAACCTAGATGCGATTGTTGTGAAGGCTCTGCTATCAGGTTCTGTAATCATCGCGGCTCCGATTCCGTTTACCACGGCGAATCGTCCCGCGCTATGGGCCTCTTACATCACGGCGATGAAGACAGTCGCGGCCAATCGTGGTGCGATTTTCGTTGATTCGGATGCCCGTTATACTTCGTATGCTAACGCCGTATCTCTCGGATTTAATTACGATACGCTGCATCCAAACGGTGCTGGCTATTCTGATTTTGCTGGAATGGTTGAAGGGGTTATTCTTCCATTTATTGGAACACCGCTTACGAGTCTCGAAAAAGCTGTTTTGGCCACGGTTCAAACCGTTACTCCTACCACTGGGCAAACAGTGAGCATGACGGACAATGCGGTGGACAACACGCTCTACCTCACGCCCGCTGGAACGCTTGCTGCGCTTACGGTGAATCTACCTAGTAATGCTAACAGTCGCATAGGGCAAGTTGAGCGCATTTTTACGACCCAGCAGATCACGGCCCTAACAGTGGCCAATGCCACGACGATTCTTGGTAATCCGACCACGCTCAATGTAAACGAGAGTGTTTCGTTCCAAAAGATGGCAGCTAACACTTGGGCTGCTGTCGTTTCTCCTTAATTTTTATTCCATGAAGACAAGATCATCCCTTCTATTATTCTCGATTATCGCGGTTCTCTGCTTCGGCACGGGCTCGATGTTTGCCGCTGCAAATGATTTTAGATTTGATAAGCGGCGTGCCGATAACTCGGCGTATGACATTTATCAACTTACTGATCCAGCTTGGGACACTCCCACTAATCCGTTATTGTTTGGTTGGAATGGTTCTGCATATAAGACGTATCAGTTTGATACAACCGCCGGTTTCATGGTTGTTACGGGGGAGATTATTCAACTCGATCCTGACACCATGCCAACGCCCACGGATGTTGTCACTAACTACGCGACGCAGACGTATGCTGATAACGCGGCAACCACGGCTGCTGCTGCTGTGGATATTAGTGGTAAGGCAGACAAGGCAACCACGATTACGGCAGGAACTGGATTGACGGGTGGTGGAAGTCTTTCGGCAAATCGCACACTGGCCTTGGATTCGGCTACTATTGCAAGTTTGGTTAAAGCCGATTCCGCTTTGCAGTCTATTGCCAGTGGTGATGTTGTTACGGCCCTTGGCTACACCCCATATAATGGGGCGAGCAATCCCAATGGATATACTTCATCCACGGGAACGGTAACTAGCGTATCCGTTACTTCGGCCAATGGGGTGAGTGGTTCTGTGGCTAATGCTGGGACAACTCCGGCAATTACCATTACGCTTGGGACAATTACTCCATCGTCTGTAACGGCATCGGGATCAATCTCTGGTTCTAATCTATCCGGCACAAACACTGGGGATCAAACGAATATTACTGGGAATGCAGGGACTGTTACAACAATCAATGGTCGAATTTCTCAGGGCACAAATGTAACAATAACTGGAAGTGGAACTAGTGGAAGCCCATATGTAGTAAACGCGACAGACACTAATTCTGGCGGAACCGTAACGAGTGTAGGTATTTCATCTTCAACTCTCACTGTTTCTGGAAATGTTACGACAAGTGGAAGTCTTACGGTAGATCGAGTAGCGATTGTTCAAAATGATAATGTAGCTCGTTCGCTGAATTCCAACTATACCGTTTCATCTACTCGCCGTGCTAGGTTGAATTATTCAATCAATGTTTCGTGGAGCCTTGCTGCGCTTCTGAGTGGTTCGGGCTCTGCGTTCTTGGAATATTCCAGCAATGGCGGTTCAACGTGGGTGACGGTTTCGCAGGTTTCCAAGTCTATTGGACTTCTCACCTTTACTGGGGCAGACGATCTTAACTTGTCAGGAGAGATTCCTGCCAATGTGCTTACTCGTATTCGCACTTCATCAACCAACATGGTGATCGCATACACTCGTGGACAGGAAATCTTGGACTAAACTCTATGGCTCTGCCGGTTTATAATCAGGTCACATCGCCGGAGCAAAACCTGCTAGAGCTACTCGCGGCACAGCAGGTTCCAAATCCTCCTATTGGGCAGGAGGCGTTTGCTGTGCTTGCGACCAAGGCTATTCTTAATCTGTTTGCGGAGCAGAATGGAAATACTGGGGAAGAGTTTTTGCAGAAGGCGAATAATCTTTCGGATGTAGCCGATCCATTGCAGGCATTGGCAAATATTGGAGGCCTTCAAAGAACTGTGTTTCTTGAGTCGTTGTCCGCTCTAGCAGGGGGTATATTGGTTAAACGAAGTGATGGGACTTCGGCTGTTCGCACGCTTGGTGTTTCGGCTGGGCTAACCGTGGCTAATGCTAATGGTGATGCAGGCAATCCATCGGTTGGACTGGGAACTCGTTTGGCGCAAGTGAATGCGGCGGTGATGCAAGAGCTATGGGGGTTTGTTTACCGCGATGGTATTGTAAAAGGAATGAGTTTGTTGGGATCAAATTTTGGTGCGGTTCCATTAGCTATTCCTGCCGGTGGAAGATTCGAGGTGTTTGCGAATACACAGAGTCCCTTTTCTTTCCCTATCGAAGTTGATGGGGAATTAGTTGTTGATGGAGTTCTGTATTCAGTTTAGCCGTTTGTTGTATGGCAAATCTTTCGCTTCTTCAAACGGTTCTTTCCTCATGGCCGGTTAGGGCTGGCGCAATTGCGTTAGGGGCAACCACGACTGGTGGGTTGGCGATTAAGTATTCTGACTTTACTTCGCGGCACGTTAGCCTGCGCATGGATGTGATAGACGCGGTTCCCGTGGATGCAGGAACTACTCTTTTTAATGACGATGAGTTTAATCAGCTCCTGAATCTTGAAGGAGCCGGAACCATTGCAACGCATACGGTAACTTTGCCGTCGGATGCGAATAGCACTATTGGGCAAGAGGTAATTATCTCCACGCTGTTTCAGATCACGGCACTCACGATTGATGGGGCCACCACGATTCGTGGATATTCTGCACCGTTTAATCTAGGGGATGGGTTGAGTCGTAGGCTTGTTAAGATCGCAGCCGATACTTGGGCTATCATATAATTTTATGAGTAATAAAAATCTGTGTGTTCGTGTGGTGCTTATCTGGTGTTTGTTTTCCGTGAGCATTTTCCTTCCTGCTTGCAAGAGCGTGCTCCCTGTTGTGCGGCAGCCTATTGATGCAAAGCCATTGTTTGAGGCACAGGATGGAAAGGATCGCAGTGTGATAGATTGGGCGGATAGAATTGATTCAAGAGTGGATGATTGGTTCGCCTTGTTTCCATCGCCTATTGCTGGTGAAATCAAGGCTGCTACGGCGTCTCAACGAGAATCGGTGCGTAAGGCTCCGGCTTCTCAGTTCAATGTCATTATAGATGCCTACAAGCGAAAGGAAGCAGAAGGCGAAAAGGAAAAGGCTGCGCTTATGGCGGAAGTGGTTAAGGCAAATGACAGATTCTTTTTCTGGCTTAGGGCGTCTCTTATGGGTGGTGGCTCTGTAGTAATGGCGATTTCTGTTTTCGGATTCTTTGCTTTATCTAGCATAACTGCGGCTTTCCCGATCATTGGAAAGCAAGTGATTTTTGGCGTGCTTGCATTCGGCGCAACGCTATTCGCTATAGGATTTGCCTACGAGTGGGCTTACAAAAATCCAACTTGGGTAATTGTAGGGCTTGTAGTTACTGGCGGGTTTACTGCAACAATGATGCATTCAAATCGGTTGCATGATAAGTCAGAGAGGGCTTAAATAACTAGGGCAATCCCTCATATTTTAATTGAAAAAATACCTATGAACGAAATAACAGACAAAGTGAAACTCTTTGGAGGAAATATCTTAGCATGGACTGGGGCTGTTACTTCATGGCAGGGGCAGATAACGTGGTTTATCCAGATAAGCGCGGGCCTTGCCGCGCTTATTGTTTCGCTTCTGACAATTCGCTCGCTTCTGAGGAAAGAAAAGACCAAGGAGTAATGGTATGGGATGCCCATTCAGAAGCCTAGTTCCAATCACTCCAAGGGTAGCAAATCTTGGGTATAGGGCTGTGCTCAATGATGATGTGGCTACGCGATTTGAGAATACTGAACAGAGCTATACGGCCACCTGCACTCCACCACTTACGGGAACTCCTGTTGAAGTTACCATTCCAGCGGGTGAGTATGTGTCCTATCAGAGCCAAGAGATAGCCGATGCACAGGCGTTGGCTGTGGCTACGGCACAAGCGGAAGCAGCATTGGAGTGTTCGCCGCCTAGCCCTCCTGTTTTGGCTGAATATACTATTGATGATGGTGGAACGCCCGTTGAGAGGAACTTTCTTTCAACGGGATTGGATGACGAGATGGAGGATTTTGGTTGGGTATCGTTTAATCTTAATGTGACGGTGGATGGTGGTGGTGGGCTTGGTGTGCTGTGGGTTCATTTAAATGGAAGCGGAGAGGAGCCGGATGCACCAAGTGGATATACGGTTGAATTCTTCGGCGGACTATACAATTCAGACACAGATACTTTCTTTGACGGCTGGCTTATCTACGAAACACTATGAGTATTGCTGCACCATTTAAGCATCCTAGGCCGCTTCCATTCCCGCCATCATCTGCGCCATTACCAGCGGGAGATTACGATTATGTGGCTTTGGATGAGACGGGCGGGGATAAGGGGCTGGCTGAGGCGCGTCGCCTATGGTGGCTACTTGAGTCTATTCAGTTTATTCCCACTGGGACGCTTACCTATCTAACTCCACCGCCTGAAAGCACTTCATTTAGCAGGGCTTTAATACTGCCACTTCCAATTCAGGATGCTGAGTTTGATGCTTTTACTTTTTCTGGTGTTATGGCACAGAATGGAGCCAGCATAAATCCAGATGCGGCGGCGACAGAGCCTGATGATCGCGTGTCTGGTTTTACGAGTGATAAAGTGATAGGAGTGGGAACGGCAATTTATCTTGGAGATGAAGCCAACGAATCGCTAACTGCGGGATTTGCGCTTGCATTCGATTTTACATCTCAGAGGTGGAGGCTCTATTACCGATTTACGTTGGATCATAGTGGCGCAGAGGCTTCGGCTATCGTTATAAAGAACCCCAATGGGGCTTTTACGGGGGGTAGTATAGAGGCTACTGGAACGGCGACCATTGCGGGCTACGAATTGGAGTGGGAGGCGAGGCTTGTTGGAACAGCTATGGGTAGCGGATATGGGATTACTGGTTCACTTTCTTTTTATAGCTTCTGACGAAGCCCGAGAAAACAATCATAATTTATGGCTAAACGAACCTACAATCCACTGACAAAGAGAATGGAGGTAGAGACTCCGGCCAATCACAAGCCTACGATTATTTCAATGGCGAGGAATCTTGGCGGGGTGGCTATCTCTAGCGCGAAGCTGATGGCGAAGAATCAACCCGTTCTAGCTACTGATGAAGTGGTGGCAGAGCGGAAGGCTACTTGCCTTGGTTGTCTCAACTGGAATCCTAGGGGATATAAAGGACTTGGTAAGTGCGAGGCGTGCGGGTGTAGCGGGATAAAAGTGAAGCTCGCTGCAAGCAAATGTCCAATTTCTAAATGGCAACGATAAGTCTTGCCGTTTAACCAAACAGCTAATCTAAATTAATTCACGATGAAAATGCATGACGTTTCGTATGAGTGGGAAACCTGTTCTCCCTGCTGCAATTCTGATTCCAAAGAAGAAGGAAAGAAGAGAAAAGAATATCCCTGTCTTTACATTCGTGGGAAAAGCATTCCTAAGATGGAGGTAGATGAAGATGGTTTCGGCGTAGCTACGATCAAGTTCCGTATCCTTGGTTATCGTGAACCCAGCGAAGGGGAAAAGACCCTTGAGCTTGAGGTCCATGAAATCGGTAGTGATGGTGCGGTGGTTGATTACGCAGATAAGCGCGAGGAAGACAAAGAATCGACAGAAGACCTTGATGCTACTTTCGAGAAGATCAGCCGTGGATCGAAGGATGAAGAAGACGAGTAATCTTTATGCGTGTTTCGTTCATATATTCCGATGTGGTTGCGGCTTTGGGCAAGTGTGATGAGGCTACGGTATTCCGTCGTCTATCCGATGCTGTTCGTCTGCTCTCTAACAAGGGAGTGTTTGACCCAACGGTTGCATTTATAGACATTACTCTGAACGAAGGGGTAGTTACACTGCCTTACGAAGTAGAGACGGTTCTAGCGGTGAATGCTGGTTGCCGTCCTACTCTTCTGAGGGATCAGTGGTTCCAGTATCACTTGAATGGTGTCGGTTCTGAACTAAAGACTGATTGCGGTTACTCGGATATTCTCTCGCAGAATGTTCCTATTATTCGTGACCTTGCAGGTCCGGTTAAACTGATAGCCAAGCCAGAGAAAGCGTCCGATAACAATAAGGTTGTCCGTGTGTTTGGATGGGATTCTAACGGTGATAGAATCTTTTCTACAGATGGCGATGTAGTAGATCAAACAGTGGACGGGTTTCTTGTTCCTTTGGTATTTGGGTTTCCTTCGGTGAACTCCACTGCTCCGGCTATTGCTCGAATTGATCGAGTGCAGAAAGTAGATACCAATGGATATGTTGAGTTGGTTGCCGTGAATCCTCTAGCGACTACCGAGGAGCTTTACCGGCTTGGGTATTATCAACCGTGGGAGCTTGATCCGTCTTATCGCAGGCTTCGTGTTAATGCTCCTGCTGGAACTCGGCATGTGCGCATTGCCTACAAGAAAAAGACGACGGAGATTATTAGTCGTGAGGACTGGATCAACTTGGATAATCGAGAGGCTTTGCTGCTTGCGGTTAAAGCGGTGAAGTTCCGTGATGCTAATAACTTTGAGCAGGCTCGTGCTGCGGAAAATGAGGCATCGCGTTTGTTGAGCGAAGAGGCTGAGTCACGCAAACCTGCAACGGCTCTTTCTGCACCTCAAGTTATCCGAACTGATGAATGGAGTTGCGGTGCGGAAGGAATGTTTTACTAGTAGCAGACTATGCCAGACTCCGGCCAATTAACAGACGGGTCATCTTCGTTTGTAACGGGGATGGATAGCTATTCGCAGCCATTGCAGCTTGAAGCTACGGCCTATGTTGCTGGGCAGAACATTACCTGCCGTGGTGGTGTGGCAAAGACTCGTCCGGGTTCGCGCTCATTGTTACGTTTGCCTGATGGCAACCTTCAAGGGATGACTTTGTTTAGTCCTGCGAGCGGATACCCTTATCAAGTAGCTGCGGTAGATGGGAAAATCTACGTTAGTGCGCCGCCATTTAAGACCTACACCCAGCTTTCTAATCTACAGTTTGCACCATTTAGCCGATTCATTAGTTTTACGACCTGCCTTCAATCTACTTCGTATAACGATCTAGGCGAGATCACATTCCTAGATAGTCCGCGGGCGGTCCTTATCATGCAGGATGGGCTTACTCGTGCGGCGATGTGGGATGGGTCTGCCTCTCGGCACCTTAACCCCACTCAATCTGGGGAAGAAATTACACCAGAGGGAATGGATGAAACCCCCGTTGGACTGTGGAGCGTGTGGAGCAATAACCGGCTATGGGTGAGTAGGGAGAATCAGGTGTTTGCTTCGGATATTGGGAACCCACTAAAGTTTACGGAGACTCAGTATATCAATGAAGCGCGGGCTTTCTATCTGCCTTCTGCTTGCACGGGTATGGTGGAAACAACGGATCAGGATGGCATCATTGTGTTTACTGAGAACGAAGGAATTTTCATTCGTTCTTCTATCCAGAACCGTTACCAGTGGCTAACTACGGTGGACTTCCAGAAGACGGTTCTCCCAAACATTGGATGTGTTGCGCCTCTTTCTATCACGACTCAATACGGATTGATCTGGTGGTATAGCCCAAAGGGGTTGATGTCGCTTAACTCTGCCATTCGGGCAAATCTTTCATCGAAGCTGTCGATTCAAGATAATGAGATGATGGCGAGTAAGTATGCTGTAGGTTCAGACCTGAGCCGTATCGCTGGCGTGAGCCACGAGAACTACATGCTTATGAGTGTGCCGTATGGGGATTCTTATAACACTCATACTTGGGCACTAGACCAAGACCCGTTTGGTCAGGAAGGAACGGATGCAAATTCATGGGCATCTTATTGGACTGGCTGGCGTCCGGTATGTTGGGCGCATGGACAAGTGTTCTCAGAGGAAAGAACCTTCTTTGTTTCAAAGGACTATGATGGATCAAACCGTATTTGGGAGGCGTTCATACAAGAGCCTGCCGACAACGGAACGCCTATTGAGTGCTTCTTGCAAACCAAGGAATACGCATTTGGTAATGGGGATAGGAAGCGTTTTGAGTATGCCGAGATTTATGCCTGCGAGATTTATGGTCCTGTTGAGTTTGGTGTGTTTGTAGCAGGACAAAAGGGAGGGTTTCAGAAGATCATGGAAAAGCGTATCGTGGCTTCCGAGGGGCAGGTGTTTTATGGACAGCTTTATGGTGATGCGGAAGGCGATCAGAACTTCTTCGGGAATCGTCCTCAGTTTCGCACGATAAAGACGGGCGAGCTAGATTCTCCAAACGATTGTAATGCGTGCGGTGTAGAATCAAATATTCCAAACAATATCGACCGTGCATTTTCGCTTTTGGTTGTATGGCATGGTGCGCTTGGAGTGAATGGAATTAGACTTTTTGCTAGACCCGATGCAGAGAATTATGGTGGTGCTTGTGAAGAAGATGAACAGGCTCCTCGCACGCTTTCTTTTGATGGTTGTGGATCAAACGAATCTTTGTTTGTTCAGAATGGCCCATTCATGCCCGTGAGTTCAACGAAGATTGAGTGTGTCCAGAAAGAGGGAAGCGATGTCGAGGTGTGTGCAGAGGCTACAGTTACGACGATACTAAGCGAGGAGGCTGCTGATAGACTGGCGACAATCGCGGCTATTCAGAAAGCATCGTGGTTGATTGCTAACGATAATGCCTAAGATGTTACTTGTAACCAACGAATCCACCGTTTAACCAATATCGCAATGAATGTTCTTCCGCTAACAATTCGTCCCGGATCGCTTCCTCCTAACGCAAAATACACGCCTCAGCAATTCTTGGACGCTCTTGCGACGGCACTTCAAATTGAGAGTCAGGCAGAGTTCGCTTTGTTTGTATCAGGAGCAATCGAGCCGGTGTATAACGCTGGGCCTTTCCTCCTTAACGGCATTACGTGGAGGGTATGGAAGGATGGAATTGGTGCATATGGTCCATTGGTTCTAGAACAGGAATCACTCAAATATGTGCTGTCAGCGACGGAGCCTGACGAGACAAAGTATGATGTTTGGATCAAGCTAGATGGTGCTGGGAAGGGACAGGGGATATTCAAGTATTACAGTGGGGCTTGGACAGATGTTTATGCGGACGTTTTCTATTCAAAAGCGGAGATAGATACGAAGGTGAACGCTGCTGTTCCAACCGGCACAATGCTTCCGTTTGCTGGGTCAGCTTCGCCAACGGGGTATCTCGTATGTAATGGTGCGGCTATTAGTCGTGTGACCTATGCTTCATTGTTTTCAATAATCGGAACAACTTATGGCGCGGGCGATCTGCTGACTACTTTTAATCTTCCAGATTTACGTGGAAGAACATTGGTGGGAGTAGGAACTGGGTCGGCTACGGGTGCTACGAATTGGGTTCTTGGTCAGGCGGCTGGTTCCGAGGCCAATGCAATTACGAGTGATGGTGGTATTGTTAAGAGTCAGCTTCCGTTTGCGTGGGTTAGGTGGTCACAAAGCGGCGGTATTGAGGCAAGCTACAATGTGGCAAATGTTGAATACAATTCTGGTTCTCCAAAAGTAACACTTACTAATGCTGCTCCTTCTGCTGCTTATTCAGTTATAGTAAGTGGAGCGGTTTTAGATGCAAACCCAACGCAGGCATATAGTTTTACAAAAACAGAAAATGATTTTATCGTTATTGGGAATTACGGGGCTGGATTTGATGTAACTAGATTTATTGATGCTGTAGTTTATGTTCAAGATTCAGCGGCATTTGGAGTCAATAAGACCATGCCTGTTTTGGCAACAAACGTAATTATCAAGACGTAATGAACTCAAGGGATTCACTTAGTGCCATCGGGGAAATCACCGGATTTGAGGTAGAGAATCTAGAAAAAGCGATGCTTGAAAATGAACAAGTAAAGTGTGAGGTGTTTCACCACTTCCCCGAGGATGGGGTTTATCTTCGTGAGGTAAGGCTTCCCGCTGGGGCTTTTGTTGTTGGTCATCATCAGAATTTTCCCCACACAAACATCTTTGCGAAGGGAAGAGTTACCGTTCTTCTGAATGATGGAACAACGAAAGAGCTTTCCGCTCCTATGGTTTTTCAAGGAGATGCAGGAAGAAAGATAGGGTATATCCATGAGGATGTTGTGTGGTATAACTTATACAAAACAGAAGAGAGAGATGTTGAAAAACTAGAATCCACATTACTCACAAAATCTGAATCGTTTAACCGAAGGCCAATAAATGAAAGTAAGTTGTTGTTGGCAATGGCTGCGAGAAATGACTATCAGTTTCTTTTAGATGAAAAGGGGTTCAAGCAGTATGATGTTGATGCAGTTGTTCTTAACGAGGACGACATGATTCAAATGCCTGCTGGAACTTACAAATATCAGCTAGGACCATCGCTGATCCATGGCAGGGGAGTCTTTGCAACAGCAGACTATTCAAACGGGGAACTTGTTGGGGTTGCAAAGATTGGGAATAAACGGACTCCGCTTGGGAGATTTACAAACCATAGCAATACGCCTAATGCGCACATGGTATTTTCTGATGACGGCAATATCTATCTTCATGCAATCCGTCCAATCGAAGGACAGTGCGGGGGAAACGTTGGGGAGGAGATTGTTATTGATTACCGAGAACCTTTAGCCCAAATACACAACTTATAACATGAGCGCAGTAGCAACAGCAATTGTCGGTAGTGCAGTCATCGGCGGTGTAGCCTCAAGCCAGGCGGCAAAGTCAGGGAAGACTTCCGCGAAGAGTATTGATATTGATGCTCTTAATAGTCAGGCATCTGGTATTGCTGGCAAGAATGCACGGGCCTCTATTGCTCTTGAGAATGAACTTACGCCGGAGGTTGCTTTGCTTCGCAGTCAATCCATTAAGGATTTACTCGGGGATATGTCGGGCGAGGATCAATACACTAGTCTTTTGAGGGATAGATATGCGGCGATTCTGAATGGCACCGGTGGTGGGGATATGGCTCTTTTGAAGCAGGCAAACGATGTAGCTGCTGCCGATCTAGCTTTGGGTGGAGAAATCCCGTTGGATGTAAGGAATCAAGTAGCAAGAATCTCCGCTGCTAACGCGGCTGGATCAATGGGTGGTGGGTTGGGATTGGGGCGTGATCTTGCGGCTCGTGATCTTGGACTTACCTCTCTTCAATTAAGAGACAATCGTTTAACCAATGCGTTGTCGTCGGGACAGGCTTATTTCAATGCTGGTCAGGGTGAACTAGCTAATCAGTTCAATGCATTGGGGGGTATTAGCAACTTGAGTAATACTGGGTTTGGTCGGCGTCAGGCTCTTGCTACTTTGGGACAGGCTATCGAGCGTCCTCAAGTTGGTCTTTCTCAAGGCAGTATCGCTGATATTGCGATTGGCAATAGCAATGGAGCCAATGCGGTTGCACAACAAAATGCTGCGGTTAAATCCCAAATGTGGAACTCGTTCGGTCAACTGGGTGGGCAGCTTGCTGGTGCTGGTCTTGGTTACATGGCGAATCAGCCTGCTACGGTTGCTCCTGCGGCGAAACCTGTAGCAACACCTACCTATAACTTCAATCAAGGACTCTACGCTTAATGGCTACTCTACAAACGTGGCTTTATACCTCACTGGGGTTTCGAGAGCTTTTCTGATTTCCCATCCGCTTGTGAGGCGTGCGGAAAGAATGCTTGCTGGAATTCCATATGTTTCAGCCCACTCAATTTGGGGTTTTTGAATCCCCATAAAAGTTACCATCTTAGTTGTCCGGCTATTTCGCTTTTGTTGTTTCCTTGTAGCCCATCTAAGGTTTCCGGGAATATAGCCTGCATCGTTATTTATTCTATCCAATGAGTAATCCTTAGAGGGACGAATGCCCAATTCGGATTCTATGTCGATAAGGAATTTTTTAAAATCGAATCGCCATTCAGGATGTAGCCCTATTCCTCTGGCTCCGTAATGTGCGTATCCATGGTTGTTCGGGTTTTGTGTTCTTTGAATTATTGAGTTCCAAGTGATGTAAAGATAGCTTTGTTTTTCTTTATTCCATGCGGAAAGGCCGTGTCTAGTTGATCTTCTTCCTCCTAGTTCGCGCTGGAGGCATCCGCACGATTTTGATGTTCCGGCTATTAGCTGTTTTTCGCACACGATCTTATTTGTTCCGCAATCACAAACGGTGTTCCATTGGCGGTGTCCATCTCGTGCGCGTGGGCCTTCGTCGATCAATGTAAGCCGACCAATTTTGTCGTTTGTCTTAAAGAAGTGTTTTCTTTTCATAGAAATCTGAGCACTCAAGTATTGAGTTAGTGCCATCCTGTAAATAGAAATCTGTTGCCAAATATCTAATAAAAATAAAACTACCCTAAAATGGCGATTCCCACAGGAAGTGCTCAGGTATCTCAGCGGGTTGATCCCGGATTGGTTGATCCTCGTTTGCTAGGGGCCGACCTGTCTCGTATTGGCGCGGGCATATCCCAAGGAATGGGGCTGGTGAATGATTACTATGCCAGTAAGGAACAGGCTGCGCTACGTCCTATTCGGCGTGGGTTGGCGGATATGCAGTTGGCTGCGGCACAAGAACAGGCTGCCCTCGCGCCTGACCGTAGGGCATTGGCTGCGCTTCAATTGGCTTCACTACAAGAACAGGCTGATGGTGCGAATACCCGTAAGGCAATGACTGCGCTTGCACTTGAAGATGCACAGCGAAAGGCGGCTATCAATGCTGCTATGCCTGTAGTGCTGGATGAGACTGGGGTTTACACGCAGGGTGGAGACTGGCTTTCTCCTTCAAATACTTTCACCAATCAAGAGCAGGGGATTGTTCAACAGGTGCGGCTTCCTTCTGGAGAGGTGGTTACGCGAAATAAGCCAACGGCTGTTGTTTCTGGTAAGGACGTGGCTATCAAGGCTGCGGATCGTGCTAATAAGCAGGCCAATGAATCTGCGCGTTTGCAGGTATTGCAGGACAGGGTTGCTGTTGAGCGTGAGAAACTGGAAACTCAACTCGCCAAGCAAGAGGCGGCAGGCAATAAGAATCTAGAACTAAAGGAGCTTACCACTTCGGATGGTGGCGTGGCAATTGGTGTTATCGACAAGCGCACGGGTGAATGGACTTCCGATCCCAAGGTTATCCCCGGTGCAATTGCTACAAAGTTCGATCCTCTTTCGCAGATGTTTAAGCCGGTTAGTGGAGACGGAAGGGGAGCAAGGCTGCCGTCCTATAATATCCAGACGATGCCAGAGGTTCTTGTTCCGTCTGCTACCGATGTTCCCGCAAATGGTGGAGGGGGAATCTTTAGCTGGTTCGGTGGTGGTGGGGATAGGGTTTCTCAGGATGGCCTTAATGATCTTGTTGTGGGAGGAGGAGGGCAACGTCCTGCTGTCAATTTATTGATTGATGGTCCTGTTTCTGCGCCTGCTGCTGAGGCTGCTGTCGTAGATGTTGATGCTCTGGCTGCGGCTCAACAGAGGATTCGTTCTGCTGCCGGTATTGAACCACCTGCGCCGAGCAACATTCCTGCTTATCTTCGTGAGTTGAGAAATCCGTCGCCGGTCACTGTGGCTGCGCCGATTACGATGCCTGAGCTTTTCATTCCGCCACGTCCGCAATCCACTCGATAATTGAGGGGGAGTTGGATTGACTAGGTAACATGGAGCCTCCTTAACTCTAGGGAGAAATACATCTATGGCAAACCTAGTCCCTTTCTCGGTCGTTAAGTCTGATCCGCTCTACGTTAATGGTGACTTAGATACGAAGCGTGCGTTGTTCAAATCTTGGTATGGCTTGAACCAGCAAGAGGCGGGTGGTGATGAAGCTCTAGCGAAAGACATCCTTACGGCGGCTGATTTGATTCGTGAACGCGAAGACCTAGATGCTACGGTAATGGAAACCGTGGGGGATGTGGCTATTTCTGCTGGTGCTGGTCTTGGCGGGGCAGGGTTGGGGTTCCTTACCCCTGTGCCGGGGGGGGCGGCTATTGGTGGTGTGGCTGGTGGCGCATTAGGGGCAGACATTGTTCAACGGCGCGAGATTGCTCGTGGTGATAAGTTTGATTACTCCCTTTCTCGCACACTGGCGGAAGGCGCAATGAATGCTATTCCTGCTGCTGGCACCGTAGGTCGTGGGGTTATGCCGGTGCTGCGTGCTGCGGGTAAAGATGCGCTCCGTTTGGGTGCTGCTGGGGCTGCTGGCAGTGTGGCTGAACAACTAGAAACTCGTGGTGAGGTTGATCCTCTCAAGGTAGCCATTGATGCTGGCACAATGGGTGTGGGTGCTGGTGCGCTGAGAACAGGTTTTGAGGCGGTAGCCAAGCCGCTTAGTCGCGCTGCTCGTCGGAAGATGAGCGCACAAGAACTAAGTAAATTGGAAGAACAGATTGGGCTTAATGAATTAACGAATGAAGAAGTTGCGCGAATCATTCCTTACCGAGAGGTAGTAGTGGAGCAAGGGGCGCAACAGGCTGCCAATCGTGATACGGCCATGATGGATGATGAAGAACTTGCGTCGTTCATTGCGATGGTTCGAGCGCAAGAAGACCCGAAAGTTGCGCGTGGATTTACGCAGGATGAACAACTTGCTGGTTTGCGCGATGTTCCCACTTTGAGCGATATTGAATTGGCCAATGCCAATGTGGAAGGGCCGTTGGATATTGCCCGTCGCACACGCCCTGCTGCTTTGTCGGCACAAGTATTTGAACAGGCTAATCAGCCGATTAGTGCTGCTGAATCAGCATCCATTCTTTTGCCTCCTGATAACATTGAGGCAACGCTTACGGTGGATGTTCCCCCAGCTTCTACTTCTCCTTCGCTGGCTAGCCAAGCTGATACCGCGATGGGTGCTGGATCACTTGAGAACGTCAACGCTGCTGCCAATGAAATTTCAGGGGTTGCTCCTGTTGCCAAGCAGGCACCATTGGGAGAACAGTTATTGGAAGCCGAGTCTGCGGGGTTAAACGTAGTGACTGATCCAGATGGGTCTATCTTTGTTCAAGATGGACAAGGTAATGTTGTGGATGAGTTCAATTCTACAGAAGACGCTCAAGCCTATATCGCATCGTTGGCCGGTGAGCCTGCTCCGGTTATTGATGAGCCTGCTATGGGGCAGGCTGTGCTTGCTGGAACGGATGAGGTTGTGCCTGCTGCAATCGAAGAACCTGCTGGGGTTATTCGCACGGGGCCGCAACGCATGGTTATTGGAATTGAAGGAGAGGGGAAGGCAGAGATTCCAAATAGCAAGGGATGGGCAAGGGGGAGGCAGGAAAAGCGTCTTCGTGCTATCGAGAAAGAGCTAGATACACTGGCAAATGAAACGCTTCCAACTGGCGAGAGTCGTCGTGTGCGTCAACGTCGTGAGAAAATGGTTGCCGATGGGAATGCGGCTCGTGATGCGCTGCAACTTGAACGGTTAAACATTCAATCGTCTATGGGAGATGAGGCTGCAATGGCCGCGCTTGCTCGCTACGAAGAGGAGCTTGCGGCTGGGGTTAAGCCTGCGGCACAAGTGATTCGTGAAGCGATGGACAGCGGTAATGTGAAGATTGCTCGCGGGGTTTACGATGGAGAGATAGATGATCTGCTGGGTAATGGTCTTCCTAAGCGATTCGTGGCGGCAAAGAATACCGAGGATGGACTGAGCTTTGACCGTATTCGAGAGAGTCTGAACGAAGCACTAGCTGCTGACGGTTATCCGCCTTTGGAAACTGAGGTGGATGCGATCAACGCAATCAACAATGCGTTCTCTGGTGGCACTGGAACCCGTATAGAGCCTAAGCGCGTGGAGATGGAGTTGCCTGCTGCGAACAGGGGTAGGGCTGCATCGGCTGATCCCGTTGCGGTTGGCAGTAAGCCCGTGGTTAAACGCGCATCGGACTTTGCTACGGATGGAAACTACGATGTGACTATTGGCGATGAGAAGTATCGCATGTATCGTAACCCTGAAAACGGGTGGTGGTATGAGACTGATCGTAAGGTTAACGGAGGCCAACCGTATCCTTATGACGGGCTGATTGGATTCAATAAGCAGGAGGCGTTGGATGCTCTGGAATCTGCAACCATTCCCAAGGCTCCTCGCGCTCTTGGTATTATCGGAAACTCTACGCTTCCGTCTGTTGGCGAACCTCTCATTGGTGCAGTGGCTGGCTACGGGCTAACCCAACAAGAAGAAGGGGAGAGCGATGAAGCATATCAGGAACGTCGCTTGCAAAATGCTCTGATAGGTATGGGCGTGATGAGCTTGGGTGCTGCTGGTATTCGTCGTCTTGCTCAAAGGCTGGGCGTAGAGGCATCGGCTGGACAGCTAGAAAAGCTGGGGGCTGTGGCACAGGCAGCCGCGAAGCCTGCGGCAAAGAAGCAGACTCGTGCTGAACTCATGGCTCAGGTGGTTAAGCTGAATGAGATTATCGCGGAGCAAACCAAGGGAACTCCATTCGCTGGAATGAGTGGGCCGGTGATTGCTGCTGTGCAGGCAGGACCAAGCAAGGGATTTGATCCGGCCAAGAAGGCTGCCGAGATTGACGCGATGAACGAAGGTCAGCGTAAAGGTGCAGAGAAAACACTAAAGGAAAGCGCATTAGATACCGTTCGTTATTTCGAGCGAAAGCTAGTGACGGCAAACGAAGCGGTATATCGCATGGCCGATCTAGCCGAGCGTGAGGCGGGGAAGTTCTTAGACCCAGTGGTTGATCCTCGTATCATCACGCCAACTCGCGGCATGAATAATCAGACTCAGGCTACGAGTTTCATTAAGGAATCAGGACTGGCAGACTTTGTTACGACTACGTTACCTGCTGCGGCCAAGGCTGCTGGTATGGACAACGAAACGTTCCGCAGCCAACTGGACAAATACCTTATCTCCAAGCAGGCACTTACTCGTTACGCAATGGGAGCAAGTGAGGAAGAGGTGGGTGGAGGAATTACCAAGCAAGTTGCGGCTGACTTCGTGGCGTCGCTTGCTCCTATCATGGAGACGCATGCCAAGTTTGTTAATGGCATCTACCGTCAGCTATTGGAGCAATCCGTGAGCGATAGTCTGGTGAGCCGAGACTTGGCTGACTGGCTGGTTAAGGTTTATCCTGACTACGTTCCTTTCAGCCGTATCTTTGATTCGGATGAGATTGCTTCGGGTCTTACGTCTGCAATTCGCAGTGGTAAATCCACGGCATCTATCAGCGGGCAGACATTGGTTCAGAAGTTTCTTGGTTCTGAACGTGGTATCGAGTCTCCTTTGGAGGAAGTTTTCGGTCGGGCTTATGCCACGTTTGAACAGGGTGGGCGTAACGCAACCGCTCGCTCATGGGTGAATCTTGGTTCTTCTCAATGGCTCGGAGAGTCCACGGGTATCAAGCAATTGTTTAGGAGCGCACCCGATGGGTCGCCGCTTCGCGCTACGGGCATCTTAGAACCTATTAGTGGTGGAGGAGGCTACCGTATGCTGGATGCACAAGGAAAGCCTGCATTGGACGAGTTCGGTAAGCCGGTGATTGTTGATCGTTCCTATGTCGATAAGACAGACCAAGGCAATTGGGTTGGTAACGGCGAAGTGATTAAAGACAAAGAGGCTATCGCCAAAGCAAAGCACAAGATCAGCTTCATGCACGAAGGCGAAAAGCTGGAAGCCGAGGTGCCAAAGGAAATGGAGGAAGCCGCCAAGGGATTGAACGTTCCAGCAATGGGGCTGTTCGCCAAGATCATGAATCTGCCTGTCCGTGTGGGACGTGCTGGGTTTACCTCGCTCAACCCTACGTTCGCTTTGCGTCAGATTCCGCGCGACATGGCGCAGGTGGTTGTTAACACTAAGGAGTTCCGAGATATTCCTAATCTGCTCAAGAATTATGGGACGGGAATTAAGAGCGCGTTTGCATCCCGCATTCCTGAGTATGCCAAGCGCACAGGTCAGCCCGTGGACAGTGAATTGGTTAAACGCTGGGAACAATACGCTGGGCGTTTCAACTTCACTGAACAGTTCCGTTCTCCGGGGGAGAGTAAGGTTACAGTAAGCCGACTGATGGGTAATATCCCTGTGAGTGAGCGACCAATGCAGGCACTTCGCAGAATTGAAGATACCATCTCTGCCTTTGAAGACATGGGCCGACTTGCTGTGTTCAAGAACGAGATTGATCGCTTGGCTGGTCCAGCCATTGAGCAGGGTCTGGTTAAACGTAGCAAGCAAGGGGTGCTTGAAGGAGATGAAGCTACCTTGGATAACATCTTTCTCAAGGCTGCTTACGAATCGCAGGAACGTTCGGCCAACTATCTCAACAAGGGTGAGTGGGGACGTGCGCTCAATGGGGTATTCCTCTATCTCAATGCTGGTATCCAAGGCACTCGCGCCAACGTGAAGGCATTCAAGCAGGCTCCTGCTGCCTACGCTCTCAAGGCTATGGTTGCTGGTGGGGCTGCGCTGGCTACTGCTACGGCCTACAATCTTGCTACGCCTGAACGCGCCAAGGCCTACATGGACCTGACGGAAGATGAGCGTAATCGTAACCTAATTATCCTTCATCCTATGGGGCTGAAGGATGAGGATGGAAACTATCTCGCCATCAAACTCCCTCTTCCTACTGGGGTAAGTGGACTGGCTCAGTCTCCTCGTCGCATTGTCGAAGATATGTATGGGTTTGCGCAGGCAGAAGGTAAGCCACAACTCTTCACTGCTGCGCTGTCGGACCTGTTCGGATTCGTGACTCCGTTTGAGCCGGATGCAAACAAGCTGATGAGCTTCGCCACTCCTCAAGCGGTGCGTCCTCTGTTGGAGGCTTCCGATACGGTTAACCGTAACTTCTTCTCAGGCCAACAGGTGGTTCCTCGCTACTTGCAAAAGCTTCCTCCTGCCGATCAATACAAGGCTACGACTCCGCTTGTGGCTCGTGAGATTGGGGCTGCGCTGAATATCAGCCCGATCAAGATTGATTATCTGGCGAAGAACTACACGGGAGTTGCTGGCTCAACGGCTATGTGGGCTGCGGACCAAGCTATCTCTGCGGTCACTGGGGAGACTACGAAGACACGCTCTCTCGCGGAAGACATGAAGCGTGCATTCACTACCACTCGTGGGGGTGAACAACTCAACAGGTTCTATGCCGAGTATGAGCGAAGCGCGGCTATCTACGAAGGGATTAAGTCTGCGATGAACAAGGGGGATGAGGAGCGAGCGCGGGAACTCATTCGGGAGAATCAAGATGAGCTTCGTAATTACCAAGTTCTCAATGGCATAAATCAAAAGATGACTGGGCTATACTCGGACATTCGTATGCTGGAAGGACTGGTGGATAAGCGTCCTGATTTGAAGGACGATATTCAACTGGGGCGACAGCAACTTGCGGAGCTTGCTCGGCTGGGCAATGAGATGGTGAAGGATAAGAAGTAAGAGATTCTCTGCTTACTTCCTTGCGTCGTGTTTTCGTTTCTCTCTTTCTCAAGGGCGAAACAAACAATGCGTCGTCTAATCTAGACCCATCAAAACCATGAACCTTACCGACTCCCTTAAAGCTGCCTACGCTCTTATTTCCAAGGAGCTTCAAACTAAGACTTCGATGAGCCACGATGCCATCGTTACCAAGTATCCCGACGATGGAGCCAACGCGATTGGTGCGCTCTGGCTCAATGACAAGGTGGGTATTTCGGATGACGGCACCGTGTTCTGGAAATACTAAACTACCATGACTCTATTACTTTGTTTCTTCGGAGTGTTTGGTATTGGCATGGTGTTGGGAAAAAAGGTTGATGATGGTGATGATCTTGGCGCAGGCGTTATCGTCATTGCTGTGCTTGTTGGCGTGGGTCGTCTCTTCACGCTATGGCTGCAATAATCCAATGTCTTCCATTAATCTAATGCAAGAGGCAGAGAAAGCCTATGAGGAAACCATTCATGCTATGCTCATGCCTAGCGATGCAGCTACCCGTGAGCGTTTTCTTTTCTCGCTAGGTTATCTAGCTGGCAAAGAGGCTATGCTTAATCGCCTCGCAAACAAAACTTCTCCATTTTCCACTAAATGAATATTACTACTATCAGGCAGGTTATCAGTGACAAGTCAGACGGCGAAACCGTCATGGCTGTGCAGGCAGAAATCAAAGCGGTGTATGAACGTCGTGACGTAAACGCTGGCACCGACAAGGCTACTACTGTGCAGAACGTTGTGCTCCGTGATTCCACTGGCGAGATTCGCTGTTCCTTCTGGGGACATAGCGACTTGTCTGAACACAAAGGTAGGACGTTTGTGTTCCACAGCAACAAGGGACCGAAGGGAATCTTTGGGTTGAAGGCTAAGGACAAGCCTAACTACAAAGACAAAACCAAGATTGATCGTGAGCTTGAGGTGAGTAAGAGTGCCACGATCCAGACGGTTGAGGCATTCCAAGCTGCCAATGGTGGGGTTACGAATGCTACTCCTGTTGCTTCCGCTCCGGTTAAACAGACGGGAAATGCGGGTCAGTCGGAACCTAGCCGTAGTGTGTTAGCGCGAACACAGGGTTCACAGTCTGCCGTATCTTTGGAGATGCTTTCTAACTTTTGGGAGTGCTGCTATTTGCTGGCTGATTCCAAGCAAAAGAAGCTGGGGCTTACGGATGACATTAAACAGTCGATGACTGCTTCGTTGTTCATTCAAGGGATGAAGGAGAACCTTCATTTCAAGGAGGAGCTTCCCATCACGGCAACGCTTACGGTAGCGGATAAGCCCAAGGAGCCGACAAAGCCAACGCCACCTCCGCAGGAAACTAATGTGGATGAGGATGTTCCTTTTGATGGCGCACCAGAGTAAGGGTGCTACGCAAAAATACTTACTTAATTAATTTCCCAGTCGGCTTGTTACCGGCTGGGGTTGTTGCATGATGTATGTGGTATGAGGCGACACCTGCCTGTCTTTTTCTCTAGGACAAAGTGTGTGTGACTTTTCCGTTCAGAGTAACGGTTCAATTTTATGTTAAAAACTATCATTCATATAATCGCTTATATGGTGCAAGGGTATACGATGAAGCTATTCTGTCTGCTACTCATCGTTATCCCATTCATGGTGTATGTATTGGGCTGGTGCGATCTGGTTAAACATGGTCTGTTGGGCGTAGTTTATCTTGTGGTTATCTACTTCGTCTCGATGTTTTTTCTATCTACCGAGGTTGCTGAACGAATGAACACACACCATGAGCAAGAATGATGTAAGCCATTTCTACCGACTACTCCCTGATGGAGTAGTTGAGTCTGCCTATGGTGCTTCTATCAAGGAGGCACGCGAGGGGAAGCTGTATGCTTCTGCTACCATGGCCCTCAAGATGGTGGCTAACGTTGGTCTTGATATATGGATTCGCGGCAACATGCTGGATGCTGTAATCAACAACCCTCGTGGTCCTGTTGAAAGCGTAGAGCAATACAAGGAACGCATTGCTAATCTGTCCGAGGTTAAACGCACGGATGCTGCGGACTTTGGGACTGCGCTTCATAACGCACTAGAGCATTATCCTCTGGCCTGTAATGATGACAACGTAGCCGAGCATTACAATGCGTGCGTGCCTTGGTTGTGTGCGAACGTGGGAAGTGTCATCGGCAATGAACTGATGATGGCAGATGAAGACATTGGCTTTGCGGGCAAGACGGACATGGTGTTTTATAATCATGCTGGTGAACCATGTATTGTAGATTTCAAGACTACTGGATTTAAGAAGACCAAGACTGGAAAGTGGGCAAAGCCCTCTTTCTATCAATCATGGGTGAGACAGTTGGCTTTCTATGCACGGTGCTACCAGAAGAAACATGGTGGTTCCTTGCCTCGGGTAGTATCGCTGGCTATAAACTCAGGTGAACCCTGTGAGCCGGTGGCTAAGTGGTGGACAGCAGAGGAGCAGGAGCAGGGGATGAATGAGTTCCTGTGCGCGGCATACCTCTACTCATGTGACCGTGACCATTGGCCTGCTGGTTTGTGGGAGTTGAAGGAGCAACGCGGTGGGGTGCATGTGGCTCCATCGGATGACTCAGTAACCGTAGATGTGAACCTTGTTTAACCAATATGAATATAACCATTAAGCTCGATCCAAAGCTTTTGGGATTTGTGTGCCGTGATCTATCTCGGTATGGTGGACCAATTGGAAGTAAGGTCTATACGATGCCAAATCTAGTTTTCGTTTATGCCAATACCTCCACTAAAAGTTGAGGAGCCATACGACTACCCTACTCGCTGGCTTATCCCAAGTAAGTCAGAAGGTGGGGCTAGTTACTTGGTGGATTTGGCGGGGCTTGAGGGCTGGGGGTTTTGTGTCTGCCGTTGGGCGGAAACTAGTTATACACCCGTGTTGAAACGCGGCCATATACCAACTCGTGCTTGCTCACACATAATCGACGCTCGTAGAAAGTTCGCAGTGTGGGCGGTTAAACGCTTTGACCAATTCGATAAAAATAAAAAGGAAGAACAATGAAGAGACGCAACGGCAGTGAATCTAAGGCATATAGCATCAAGAGTGGTGTAAGGGAAAGGCATGAACGTGTAAACTGGCAGGAGCTAGCGAAGCTCGCAGCAGAAGGAGCACTTAGGGTAGAGGCTAAATATGGTCGCTACGTTGAGCCAGCTAGGCTGGATGTGAGAGCGAGGGAGTGCGCATGAAACGGTGTGCTATTAAACGTGTGAGTGGTAAGCGAAGCAAAGAACTCAGGGAGTATTCCAAGCTACGAAAAGACTACCTATTAGCCCATCCATATTGTCAGGCGTTTATGAAGATAAACGGAATAGATGAAGCCGAGGTGATTGCCAAGGGGGGCAGATACACAGCGCATCCTTTTAGGTGGGAGCGTGAGGTTCCGCTGGCTACCGATATTCACCATGTTTCCAAACGCTACGGCTCGCGGTTAAACGATACGAGTAAGTGGCTGGCGGTGTGTAGGGAGATGCATGAACGCATTGAGCAAAATAAATCTTGGTCTAGGGAGAATGGGTTGTTGGATAACTACTGATGCTTACTTAGTTGACGGTTCATAAGCCTGCTGGATTTGTATGCATTCATGACTACTAGAAACCGCGCCCTAACCGCATGTATTGCTTTAATTTTGGCCAAGCGAGCGCAGAAAGGAGCCGCATGAGCACCTATATCGACTTAGGCGATGGCCATTCATACGAGGAATTTTGGGACAACAAAGGACGCAGATATGTATGCAGGCATTGCGGTGCAGTTTTGGGAAGAGACGGAATAATCTGCAAGAAAGGACGCCCGAAATGAACCCGACCAAAGACACGCCCACGCCGAGTTATGGTTGACTTGATGCTATTAAAAATAGAGAAACAAGGAGAACTAATCTATGAACGATAAAGGAATTTAACTAATGAAACCAAAACGACAGAGCCGGAAGAAGTTTATGCGCCAAGTGAACAGTGACGTAGCCAAGATACAGGCCGATGCATTGACTTCACAGATGATTGCGGAGGCGTTGTGTTGGCACTTCGAGCTTACCCCTGAGCAGATTGGTAAGACTGTGCGTATGTTTCTAGACTGGAAGGAATCGGGTGGTCCCGCGTTGCAAGCTCCGGTGAGTGAGCCGGTGATCGAAGGAGTCACATGCCCAGCCCTCGTTTAACCAGTGAGCAGCTTGCCGAAATCACAGGAAGGAAAGGCTATTCCGTTTCCGGCGGAAGCATATCCGTTCAAAATAGTAATCAAGCGCAGGTGCTTATCCCTGAATGCAGTCTTGTCGATGGGACATTGGCAGCGGTTGAAAGCAAAAAAGCAGGCGCAGGCAGATTTCTTATCCGCATTGAGGTGTATAGAAAAATCCCAACCGATTTCGACAACCAATTCTGTAAGTGGGAGTTGGATTGCCTCCGCTATATCGGTTGTATCCCTGATGATCGACAACAAGACATCAGGCTGGACATCGCAGAGCAAATCAAAGTCAAAACGGATGCAGAAGAACGAATCGAAATCTCAGTCTTCGGGCCTGACTCCGTGGAAGCCAAGCAAGCGAACCAAAAATAAATAAACCTATGAGTGATACACCTAAAACAGACGAACTAAAATCTCCGCTTAGCGATTGGAGAAAGTTGCCAGAAAAGAGCACGCTTCAATTGGTTGATGCTGAGTTTGCCGGACGCCTTGAACGGCAGAATACAAAGCTGCTCACAGCGATTAATGAGGCAATTGATAATGCGAATGGACGAGAAAGTGAATGGGGTGAACGCGCAGAAGCCTCGTTTGAAATTCTACGTTCTGCTTTATATTCTAAATGAAACCTCGTTATAGAGTGGTGGTTAAACAAATTGGTGGTGAATGGGTGTATTTCTATGCCCAGCATTCTCCTGATGGGTTGGCTTTCTTTAATATCAAACCAAAGGCTCGCTCTACTTTTAATGAAGCCAAGGATGATCTTATAGAGTTCAAGCAGGCACAGACAGTGGACATTGGTTCTGATATTAAGGTGATGGAGGTTATTAAATGACTCCTCTGCCCTCTATCCAGAGAACTACAGACCTTGGCTCTGCCTCAGCACAGGAGTATCTTCGGTTAAACCCCAATGCAAAGCGTGGGTTACGTATGCGAAAGTATTCCATCATGCAGTTGGATGAGGCGGTGCGGTATGCGGCGACTCATGGGATGAAGGCAGCGCAAGAGGTGACGGGTGTAAAGGTGGACTCGATTAAGAAGCACGCGCTTGCTATCAAGCGTAGGGGTAAGGATGCAATGACGGTGCAACGTGAGTTTGTGGGTAAAAAGTATGAAGCGCGGCAGCTTACATACGCTATTGAGAGAGCATATAAGCTATACCGCGCTGGTTTTGGAACGTTTACCAAGTGCCTAAAGAAAGCAGGGGAACTGACTGGTGTGGACTATGGTTATTTGAGGGTAGTTTACAGCAAGAGGTTGGTTCCTTTTAGTGAGAGCTAAGCTCCGTGATCTATTTCGACTTCGACTATAGATTGTCTTGATTCTCTGCGATCTAGTTCCTCGCTAAGTGCAGTAATGATCATTTCGGACTGAATCAAAGCGCATGACGCGCATTGATCGTCTGTTTTAGAACAGCGTCGAGTTCTGCCAAATTGGCACTCGATATAGGTTCCGCATCGGGGGGAATCAATTGAGTTTATTATACTTAATGAGTTCATGTTTGGTTTATCTCCCTTCTTCGTGGTTAAACACTCCCGCTGTCCGTAAAAGGAGGCGGGTTTTTTTGTGGGGTCGGACTGACTTGATTGCATTGGTTTTGCGTAGCAGGTGGGCGTTGTCCTGCGGAGAAAGAAATACCCCCTCCATGCCAGCGAGGGGGTATAGGATTGATGGGGTGTGCTTAGGCTTAGGCACGGCGAGCGTCGTCGATACCTGCGCGTGTGGCTGGAAACATCGGTTGGCTTCCGGTATTTCCTTTGTAGGTGATGGAGCATTCAATTTCGTATTTCTCTCCGTTCTCTATCCCTTCGGTGAGTTCCAGCCAATCGAGCCGCGCCTTGTCTTGGAGTAGGTTTTCAATTTGTTTAGTAAAGATAGCTCGCTCGGTTAACCAGTCAGTCAGCATCTTGTTTTTCTCTGCCTCTAGTTCCTTCCCGCGTCGGACTAGGTTGGTGATGAGCGAGGAATCGCCTGTGTCTTCGTCGCAGATTTGCTGGATGGTTTTGTTTTTGGTGCTCATTAGCTCATTACCTCCTTGAATTGGTTAAACGATTCTTCTGTGAAGTCGCCTAGCATAGCCTCTATTTTCTCCTGAACTTGCGGGCCGTTGGTTGCAATTCGGCAATCCACATCGCCAAGAGAAGGCTGCTCGATACAAAGCGATACGTGTCCAGTAGGCAGAACCTCTGCGGTTAGTCGGCAATTGAGTTTCTGCATGAGTTCAAACTTGGGGCGTAGTGCCTCGCTGATTTCGGTAGTCTCCTCACGTATGCCGCGATGAGGACGTATGAATTGAGTAACAGGGACGGTGAATTTCTTTTGGTTGGTTTCGGTATTCATTCTTTTACTTCGATGTTAAAGGTTTCGATAAGGTGGTTGATAGTTCTGATGCAGTCAGCGTGAACCATTTCCACGGTCCACGCGGTTTGATTGTCGTAGAGGTGGTTGTAATCGCAGCCGATTTCTACTGCGCGGAAGCCTTCAATCTCGCCGTGCTTTGCGTAGAAGGTGATGCCTCCGTGCATGTCGATGGAGCCGAAAGGAACGTAGTAGTCGTGAGTAACCCAGCCGCGAGACTTAGGGATGATCTTCTCTAACTTTGCGGGCAGCCATAGCTTTTCAAAGATTGGTTTTGCAACAGTGGTTTCGTGAATAAAAACGTAGTAGTTCCACGTTCCGGTAGGGCTGTAGATTTCAGGGAAGTTGTGGTCGATGTTCCATTGAACGATCTTAAAGGAGATGCCCTTGTGGGTTCCCCGCCATAGGTTTTGTTTGTCGAGTTTCATTGGGTTGGTTTAGTTGCGAAAGATTCCGCTGGTGATAAGGTTATAGCAGGCCCAAGCATCTTGATGTTTCATAGGCTCCTGTCCGGTGGATATGCGCGATGGGTTGACCACGTTTTGGACGTAAACACAGAAATCAATGCGGTCTGCGCACATCTTATTGTATTTTTGTTGGTTAAACGCTGGCGCGTTTTCGTTACTGTTTAGCTGAGTCTGTGCTTGTTCTTCTGGATTATTCATTGGTTGGCTTTGTTTTGTTTCTTAACTTCTTCCCACTTCTTAGACCATGCGGCGTCTGTGGGTTGTTCGATCACGCCTGCTGCGTGCATGTAGGCTAACTGTAAATCACGGCTACCCCTGCAAATCTTTTCGGGGAGCTTTGTTTGTTTGATAGCCGAGACTCCGGTGGAGTGGCAGATGCGTCCTTGTTTAAGCGAGGCTTCGGTTAGGTAGTCGCGCAGGTGTTCGTAAGGTGAGCCTTCACGGAAGGGACAGGTGGCGCATTTGCTTTTCCTTACTTGTTCGCAGCTCATTTGGTTAAACGCTTGCGTGCTCCTACGCGGTGAAGGAATCCCGTGATCGCGGCACAACTAAAGCCTAACTCGTCCGCTATGGCTTGAGGCGAAAGCCCGTTGCCTTGGTTATAGAGGCGTAGGGCGTTGGCTTTGTCTTCGTCTGCCATGCGGCGAAGGTCGGTAGTTTTTAGGGTGATGGTGTGTTCTGCGGGTGTGTCGAGTTGGTTCTGGTATTTGGTGAACAGGTATTCGAGGGTGCGAATAGTGGAGGAGGCAGGGGATTCGTAGGTCTGGTGTTCTATTGCGTTCATGTGGTTTGTTTTGGTTTCTTTTGGTAGCGGGCAAGACCATGACGACGCATGAGCTTGCTTACGGTTGGTTGTGCGATGCCGAGATCAAGGGCTATGGCCTTCTGCGGGGTGCCGCTGGCTGCCATTGAAAGGATTTGGTTTACTATGGATGAGGAGGTAGCTGGGCGAGGGGCGCGTTTCATTCTAGGGACGTGGATGTGTCGATGATGGCAATGGATAGGCGGCAAAGCTCTGCCATGTTCTTTGCGAAGTCTGTCTTTGTGGATGCGTGGCACTTCTCCCAAAAAGCAAGTTGGGTTTGTTGGACAGCTTTGCTTCTTTCGAGTGCGCCAAGGAGCATGGGAATGTTTGCGCGTTCGTCGATCATCTGAGCGGTTAAACGGTGGCACTCGGCGTCCATTTCTCCGGTGGGGACTCCCATTTCTCTTAGAATCGCATCAGTCTTTGTGTTGATGGCGATAGCTGCGAGCATAGCCTGAGCGGTTGGCTCTGGCTGGCTGGGTTGCTTCTTTATTTCGTGTAGGTCGTTTTTCATTGGGTGAGTTGAGCGATTACTAAACCCCACGCGCAGACCGAAAGAGTGGTTAGGCATGTGAGTTCAAAGATGGTTTCGAGTTTCATTGGGTGCGGTCGTGAGAATAAACAAGGATGGTTTTGCGATTACTGAGCATGTGGCGGGGATCGGCTTCCTCCACCTTGTAAACCTCGGCGTAGGGGAAATGGCTGGCGGCGTCCTTGGCGGCTTCTAAGGTGGCGGCGTTCGCTCGGGCTAGTCGGTGGTCGTTGGCTTGTCCGGCGCGGACTGCGTAGAATGTAGCGGGTGAGTGGTTCATTGGGTTAAACAGGCCTTAGTGACTCCGGCCAATGGGGGGTTTTGGGTTAGCTGGCTGCCCAATCTTTGCAGGGCTTGCGGGACATATAAATGCGGGCGGGCTTGGTGTTGGTCGGCCCGATGAAATGGGCGGTGATGGCTGCTCGGGCGTGTTTGTTGGCTCTTGTGTTCATGGTATTTGTTTTTGTGGGGTTGGTTAGGCGTTGGGAAAACGGGCCTTGAAAGCGTCAAGCAAAGCCGATGCGTTTGCGCCTGCGGCGGCGGCCACATGTTCGGGCTTAAATGTGCCATTAGAGGCAAAGGCGCATGCGTAGTCGTGCCAGCGGGCGGCGTCCTTGGCTTCCTGCTCCTTCTTCTCTTGTTCCTTCTCGGCTTCGCTCGTGCTCGGCTCGTTGTCTTGCTGGTCCTGTTCGTCGGAGTCGGAATCTTCGGCTTGCTCCTCGTTGGCTTCGTCGTCAAGGTCGGTGTCCGCTTCTTCTTCGGTGGCGGCTCCTTGGCTGGCTTCCTCGTCGCTGTCCAGTTCTCCGGCAAGCGTGCAAGGGATGGAGTCCGGCGGCGGGTTCATCTTGGTATCGTCCTTTTCTCCGAAGGTGTGTACGGCTGCGGAGTTGTTTAGGGCGTTAATCAGGTCAATGACTTCATTTGAAGGAGCGGAAAGACCGATTGCGTTGTCTGCGCATACTGCGAGAGGTTTAGTTTTCATGTGTGGTATTAGTTGAAAAGGTTAAGGATGAGCCAAGCGGCGAAAAATGAGACTGGGGAGGCGATAAGTAGAACGAACGGAATGGAAGGGGCTTTGTTGGTTGGAGTTTGGTTTACGATGGGGCGATAGCGGGGGGGAAGGTTGGCAAGGTGCATCGGTTAAACAGTGGTGAGGGTTGAAATGATTTGGGTGCCGCAAGCGCACGTTGGTAGTCCCTTGGCAATCCATTTGGCACTAGTCCGCATGGTGAAACCGCACGAAGGGCAAAGGCATTTGATCTGCCGAATTCCGTCCTTGTTCTCGTTGCTCGTGGGGGGCAATCCTTCGGTGGGGAATGGGGGCAGTTGAGCGGCGTATACTGCGGCCATTGTTTCGGGGTAAATTAGGCATGATGTCCGCTCTGCGTCGCTTGCTTGCATGATGCGTGCGCAAAGCTCTGCGGCGTTACGGGTGGTCGGGTGAATGAAGAGTTGTGGGCTGCCGCTGTCGTCTTGGTGGATGGAGTAGCCTTTTGCGCTGCGGGTGCCGCCTCTTCCGAACCCGTAGGAAATCGGCATGGCGAGGGGTTTGCCGTGGATGAGTTGGGCGGCTTGAGAGAGCCATTGTTCACGGTCGCCGCCTGTGGGGGCGGGGAGCGGAGCGTAAGGTTTAGTGATTACCTGCTGAATAGCTGGCGGAGCGTCTTCCTCGGTTAAGGTCACGCTGCATTCTATTGTGTCATTGTTGTTCATGATGATATATGGATTCGGTTAAACGTTTTCGGTGGCGGCGGGGTAGATGATCCCCTCGCAGACGGTGACAAGGTAGGCTGCGAGGTTTTTGAGTTCTGCCTTTCCTGCGGGGCTGTTGGGGTCTTTCAAAGCCTCTTCTCCGCTGGGCTGCTTGGCTCCGGTGGCGTTAGAGCTAAACCAGTCGCAAGGGACTGCGGGGGACTGGCTGCAACCTGATGTTGAGCGTCCTAGCTGGCGGCTGATGACATAGGAAAAAACACTGTCGCGGAATGGGGAGCCAAGCCAAAACGCGAGGGCTGACGGGTTGATTGATCCCAGTTCGCCGACTCGAAAACAAACAATACCAGATGAGCGAGAGGTGGGGTTTGTGTTATTTGACGATAGCCAGCCTTGCTGCGTCCAAATCTCAACTGGGCCAAAGTGAGAGAGGACATTGCAAAGGCAAAGCGTGGTTGCGAGATTTTCAGAGTCGGAGCGCCCAAAGCTAGTATCGGTGTTGATAAGGATTCGGTAGGCTCCGTTTCCTTGTCCCTTGCTTGGCTCTGGTCCGTCGAAGCGAGGCGCAAAGCAAGGGCGTTCGTCTCCTTCTGCAATCAATCCCGCGTCCCAAATATCTCCCATCTCTGCGCGGTAGTGCTTAGGGGTTGCTGCAAGGGTGGGCTGCATCTCTCGGACAGCATCGGCTAAACGGTCAGATAATGCGGTGATGCGGGTGAGTAAGTCGGGATTGATGTGGCATTTCTGGCCGGTGACGTGGGCAATAACCTCCTCGGCGTTATAGGTAAATCCTCCTCCATATGCTTTGCCATTGCCTTGCATGAAAACAGAGCAAGCGGTGGCAAGGTCAGGCAATAGGATGAGGTTGCAAGGGTGGGGAGGGTTATTGTCGGCGTATATTTCCCAATTGGCGCAAGCCTGCGTTGGGTTGCCTGAGCCTTGAGCTTTAGCAAGTGCCATGCGCTTTTCGTGGGTGCGCCACGGGGCGGCAACGTCGTGCAGGAAGTCTAGCGGCTCAATGCACCCATCTGGTAGTTTAGCGGACATGGGATTAAGCTCTTGCGGCGGCTAGTGCGGGGAAGGCTGGGCAGGCCGATTTTAGGGCTTTCCAGTTGTCAGGCGATAGCGTGGGGGCAATCGCTTCTGCGTCGGCGCCTGCAATGCCTGCGGCGTGGTAGGCTGCTACGGCAAAGTGGGTGCGTGGGGTGAGGCTGCCGCCTTGGATGTGCTCGGAAATCCATTTGCGGGCTTTGAAAACCCATTTACTTACCTCTGGATTGCCTGCAACCTTGGTTTCAAGGGCTTCGTCGTAGTTCAACTGGTAAGGGGTGAAGCGGTCGCGGCTGGCAAAGTCCAAAGTCGCGCGGCGGTAGCCATTCTGGGAGCCAGTGCCGAGGGTGTTGGCGGCTGCGAGGATGTAGAAACGCTTGGGCCGATGTAAAACCTCGCCATTGCTAAATCGGTAGTAGTCGTTGGCAAGTAGGGCGTTCAAAACCAGCATGAATTCCCCTGCGTCTGCCTCGTCAATAAAGAGCAATGCGCCGCGTTCGTGGGCTTCGGGGCAGGCATAGGCGTCATAGATAGAACCTTTAACGAACTCACCATTGCCTGCGTTCGTGTAGCCAAGGAGCTTCGTATCGGTGAGGGTGGGGGAACCAAAGATGGGCACAAACTTAACGTCCAGAGCTTCGGCGGCTTGAATCGCAAGGGTGGTCTTGCCGCCTCCGGCTGCGCCATGGAGCCAAACCCCGCGCTTGATCTGGGCATTTACCTGCAAACGTTTAACCACTTCGGAAAACTGGGCGTGGAAAAGCCCTTCAAGTTTCTTGGTCTTCTGCTGGGTGATAATCTTAACTTCTTGGCAAGCGGACTGAGGGGCGGCTTTCTCAAGGTTGGCAATCCGTTCGGCGTGGGTGAGGTGAAGGGCTTGAAGGTCAATTTTGACGGCTTCAAGTGCCTTGTTGACGGAGGCAACGGCCTTCTCGGCTTCGCTCTTGGCGATGGCGGGGGCTTCGTTCTTTACGAGGTCACGAATAGCGGAAGCGGGGAAGTTGATCTTGATTTTTCCGTCGGTCAATCCGGCTCGGACTGCGTTTAAGGCAATGTCTGCAATGGCTTTGTTGAGTTCTTCGTTCATGTGGTGGCTGATTTGTGGTTGTTGTTAGCGGGAAAGGGAAGCGACGATTAAAACAATGGTCTTCTCGGCGTCTTCCGTGAGTGGGGTAAATTCATCCTCGATGACTTCACGGGAGGCGATTTCACGCTCGGCAGTGGCGCAGTCTGATTCATATTTAAGATAAGCGGGAATAGTTTTCACGGTGTGGTTTTCGGTGGTGTTCATAGGTGAGAGAGTAGGGAGCTAGCGGAGTTCTTAGGTGTAATATTGGAATATTATGGTCAAGCTCATACTCCAATTATTTTTAGATGCGTATTTAAATTGTGAGATATTAACGCGTTAAACTATAAAGTATTTTACCACAAAGTAAGGCGAAAACAAGGAAAGGGATGGGCGGCTTGGGATTGATTATCGGCGCGCTAAAGCCTGAAATGACCGGAAATAGGGAGCCGGAAGGCGTCTGTAGCGTGCTGTATCCTGCTGAGACGGGGGATTATGCGGGAGAATGGGAAGGAATAGGCCTTGAAATGATCTGGAAGGAGCAAAGAGAGGGAGGATTGATGGGGATTGATCGGGTTAAGTCGTGACCGGTCCGCGGCTATCCAAGGACTCAAAGAACAGTAGAACGAATACGAGAGACAGAAGACAGCACAGACAGATAAGCGAAGTCATCAGGTAGCCGATAGCCTCTAACCATAGAGGAGAAAACAAACTAAGCGGCGAGCGGAGCGAGCTAGTCCAATGCAATCCAAAGCAAGGCAAGCGGAGCGGTTAAACGAAATAGGGCGTAACGGGAAACGAACTATGGCAAGGGGTCTTTGATACTATACAGACCTGTCTATCTACCATTAGCCATTCCTAACAATGTTAGCCTAGCCTAATCTTTGTAAAAAAGACTCGGTTCTCCTCCCATAGATGCACATGCGCTCCGCTCGCGTTGCCTAGTGTAAGTGCATCGCACAATAGGGATTAGGTCTACTCCGACCGATGGGGATGGGCGAAGGCTCGTGTAGCACGCAGGGAAGGCGCAAGCATCAGGCATGCAGACCCCACCACCCCATCAACCACCGCCGCTAGTTGCCCCCCGTCTTATCACAACGCCCCCTTGCCCAATCCCCTCTCTCACAAACATGCCCACTACCTATAAATAATTATCTTGATTTAGACCCCCTATGCCTTTGAGTGGTGGGGTATATGAAATTTTTATTTACTGGTTTTAATAGTAAGTCGTTTCCCGCCAAGGGGATTTGTGCTGTTTACTGCTTACGTAATTCGGCAAATGGTAAGTTGTATGTTGGTGGGACAACTGATTTGAAGCGTAGGCTTAGGTTTCATTTTCACGGTATAAAAGGTGGATACCATAAGTCGGTGGGGATAGCGTCGGACGCTAAGGTTTTTGAAATTGGCTACTGGGAGTGGGCCATTGTGGAGACATGTGTTAAGAGTAGCGTCAGGGATAGGGAGACGTTCTGGATTCAGGAGCTAGACAGTTGTAATCCATCTGTGGGCTACAATGTGTTCACGACAGGGTTTGGTGGGCCTAACGCGGAACATAAGGAGGCTTTTAAGTCGTGGTGGGCGGCAAGGGTTAAACATGCTCGCTTAGTATCTCCTGATGGATTGGAAGTTGTGGAGGTAGTGAGCCGCGTAAATTTCGCCAAGGAGAAAGGGCTGTGGGTAAAGGAGGTTTATGCGGTTATCAGTGGGCGAGACCTTCATGCGGGAGGATGGGCTTTGGAATCTACGCCTAGGCATGTGGTTTATTCACCGGAGGGTAAGCGATACTCGTATGTGTCTAGGAAAATTTTTCGATCCGTTATGGGATGTCCGGCTGATCTGGCGAGGATGGAGCGGGATGCGAAGCATCAGAGCAAGGGATGGTCACAGACCGAGGAGAACTGTTTGTGCAATAAGGCACCGTTACCGCAAAAGGCTCCGAAGATTAAGGGCACGCCTAATCCTAAAATTCCTATTACTCTTATATCGCCCGATGGAGATACAGTTAAGTTTGAGTCTCGGTATGAGGCAATGTGGTGGATTGGTGGAGATAAGAGTATGTTCTATAAGATGATAGGAAGAAAGCGTTCTGGTGGGCACAACGTTATGTCTTATCGTGGATGGCGATTGCCCGATGCCGGTTAAACATACACTTACGTAATTAAGTAAATTATATGCGATATAGGCTATGCTAGGTAAAAATGAACATTGCTCACCGGCTGGAAATTTTTCGGACTTACGTAAGTCATTTCATGGAACGCGACTGAAGGGAGTCGCCTTACTTGCTTGATCGGTCGGAGTAATGGAGTTGAGGTATAGGTGAAATGAAACTAATCAGACTCGTTCGTATCAAGCTGGCTAAACTCGCGGTGAGATTTCTACTGCCTCGCGGCCTTTGGGTCGGAAAACAGTATGGAGCATACAACTGCAAGTGGTCTGTTCATCTCGGTAGTCTGGATAAGCGCGGTGTTCTGCAAGGGAAGGAGGATACCAATGCCTAGGTCATTCAAGAATCAGGATGCGGTGAGCCGCGAGTGGGATCGGAAGAAGAAAGCCATAGTGGTTTCTAGGGATATGTATGGGGCTGGGGAGGAGTGGGAGAGCACGAAGGCATGGGCTAGGGCCAATGGTGGCCTAGAACGGGCAGGAAACGTGGCTACTGCGTGCCGGAACAACGTGAGGGCTTATGGGTTCTACTTCCGATACAGGGATGAGCCTGTTCCAAAACCATTGGTGCAGGTGTATGAGCCAGTGTATGTGAATGCCGGGTGCCGTGAGTAGGAAAAAAAATAGCCTCCCGAAAGGGAGGCTTATGTTATAGGGGTTCTGCTACGGTTATCCAGTGAACATCAGGATCACGTATCCCTGCTTGTTCTATGACTTCGGTTAAACGGTCTTGGGTTTGGTGGGCGAAGAGTCGGTTATCTCCGTCCTGTTTAGGTTCACAGTGACAGGAGCTATGGGCTAGGTGGATGATCTGGTCTTTTCCTGTTGGGATAACGTGGAGGCACACCGGGTGGTTGAATTGCTGGGTCATGGCTTAGTTGTGCCGCTGCTCACGGCTGCTCCTTTGGCTGGCGGGCTGCGTCTCTCTCAATGGCTTGGTCAAGCGTTCCGTAAAAGTCGTTATTCCAGTCATCGCCGTCGATACGGCAGCAATAGTGAATAGCGTTCGCGTATTTCCTGCGCACGAAATCCAAACGGAGCGTATCTTTGTGCAGGGTTTCAGCCGACGAGGACGCGCCGGAGACTGCGGCTAACCAATTTTCAATTCGCAGTTCGATAACATCGGTAGATTCTTGGTCGGGCATCTTGCTGGCCACATATTTTGCGGCGTTAGCACATTTCAAAAGTTCAGTGCCTTCGCGAATCAGGGCGTCACGCTGGCGTTCGGCATTCTTGCGAAGAGCATCGAAGCGTTCAACGACACCGACTCCATGCTGGTGACGGCGCGCTAACTCACGAACGCCTTCTTCGGGTGTGCTGGTGACGATCTCCTGATTATTTAGGATGTGCTGAATTGTGATTCCTCGGGCTACATGACATTTAACCTGTTCCGTCAGCCGCGCAATCTCGGCGTCCTTCTTCATTACCACGTTCACCTTTTCCTCTACCGCTTGACCGAGTTCTTGGCGGAGCTTTTCCTCTATGTCGCATGCTTCGATTGCGGCCTCCTCAGCGCGTTTATCGGCCTCCATGTAAAGGTGTTTTGCCTCTGCGTATTCAGCCTTAACCTTAGCCAGCTCATCCCGCAACTCCGCGATCACGGAGGCCGTGTTGGTGGGCGTGAGGGCAAGTGCTGCACGAATTGAGTCCCTGATTTTAGTCAGATAATGCTTTGATATGTCTCCTCCATGCGGAAGACTTTCATCGCCTTCAAAAATCTTGGTTAGTAACAGTCCTTCGACCATGAGATCGAACTCATTGGCGGCTAACTCAAGCCCCCTATCCTTCTCCTTCACCAACGCCTCTGCGGCTTCGGCTCGCGCGGTCAGTGCGGCGTCGTGCTCGGCGAGTTTCTTTGCGACAGCATCATCAGTGTCTCCCCCTTCGCAAAACATTCCTGCGATACGGGAAGCCAAAGCGCGGTGCGCGTCGGTAACGGTGGGTGTGGTGTTCATGTTAATCGGAGTGTTTAGCGAGGATAGCTCGGGCATCGGCAACGCTAAGAATTGCGCCGCATAGATCGGTTTGTTGGCCATTGTGCTCCCAAACTTCATCGCTTAGAGTTTTAAGAACAGCGATCAGCTCCGGCAGTCCGGTAGCCTCGTCGATAGCAAGGGCAAGTGACGTGGTTGATCCTACGAATGTTTTCTCAAACAGTTTTTCAGCAGCGCGAAGGGCGGCAGGTGTGGGCGTGGTCATTTTGGTGTTATTTATGTTTCTTGATTTTTTCGCCGATACATAGGCGTCTTGTGATTCAGCGAATAGGTATTCGCGTTGGTATGATCGGCGTTCGCGGTCTTCTAATGCGCTGTCTGCTTTAGTCTGTCGGAGTTCGTTTGGAGTGCTCATGTTTTATAAGATAAATTCGTCGTAGGCGTAAGAGACGGCTAGTTCAAATGAGATGAAGTCTGCCACGATCACTTCTTCATCGGTTAAACGATAGGATGAATCGCATAGCTTTGTTATGGTTAGTTTGTTTACAGACCAAAGGATAGGGGAAGGCATTTCATTCATTTGTAATAGTGGCAGTGATTGTTTCTGCTGCTTGAGTTTCAAGCTCGTGGATTCGCTCATTTAGTTCCGTAATAAGGTCATTTCTCATTGTAAGTTGTGCGGCCGATTCCCTTAGTTCGGCTTTGAGGTCTTTGATAATATCAATTAAACCATCGACTGCGTTTTGAGCATCTCTCGCGTGAGCATCCTCTTCGGATCGGTTCATGGCTGGTTATTTCTTTGTTCTGCTTTGTATGCCGAGAAGTAAGCCGAGTGGACTTGAAATAGGTGGTGGAGGGTATTCCATGCGTCCACTAGTAGGTCAATATACTCGGGTGCAGGCTTATTGCGATATTCCGAGTCTATCATTTCCCTAATAAAACGTAGCTTCATTGGCTTGAGTGGGGTCACTGATTTGAGTTCGCCTGAGCGGAAGTCGAGATTGGTTAGTTCCTCTAGGCTGGTTAAACGGGATATGGCTAGGGCTTTGGCTTTTTCGTAGTCTGCGAGTAGTTCAGGCAGATTAGGTTTCGTGTTCATCAGTCGATGTTGGCTTGGTTCCACGTTCTCATAGAAGGATACTCTATGGCGGTGATCTTGCCGGTCTTTAAGAAAGAGCCGGTGTCGATGTTGGCGAAAGTGTTGGTTATGAAAGGTTCTTTGGTTATTGAGTGGCCTAGGATTCGGAAGTATTTGTCTTTGGGGAACTGATAGCCGTGTGCCCATAGAGCAGTCTCCATGCAGTCCGCACCATAAGCGTGTCCGGTATGAGATATGAGCAGGTTATCGAAGGGGTAAAGCAAGTAAGTGGGAAGTGATCCGATCCACTGCATGTGCGCCTTGGGGATGGCACTGTGCCATTCCTTACTCTGAGTGGGATCGTAGGACTTGAGGCATTCGGTTCCTCCATTACGAAGCCAGAGGTTAAGGTATTCCTTGGCAGCTTGCTTCTTCTGTTCGTCCTCGGGTGATTGCTCGCTGTCGAGGTGGGCTATGTGAGCAAGAAGTAGCATGTGCTCATGGTTCCCCATTACGCAGGCGATATTGTTGGTGATGGCCCACTGATAGACTTGAGCGGAGCGCGGCCCTCGGTCGCATAGATCGCCTACCAACTTGACGTTAGCATGGGGTAGCTTGGCGAGTAGGGCTTGCAAGGAGCGGAAGCAACCGTGGATGTCGCCAATAATAATGTGCGAGGTGGGTTCGTTCATAGATAGGTGAGCTTGCTGGGTTCTAGGACAATCTGGACTAGGTAGTGAATCTTTTTATGTGCATGATCTTCCCATACTAAAGAGCTGTGGCCGATGGCGGCTGATATTATTGATCCTTTATCTAATACAGCTTCGTTGTTTCCAGTTCGGATAGCTTGAGTAGGTGTATCTGTGACTTTATAATTTCCAATAGCGCAAATCATGATTTCCTGAATTGATTTCGATGGCTTATCGCTCTCGGCTTTTACCATGATGCAGTAATATTGTTTGCCTGATTCTGTTTTTGGATATGGAAGCGTGTAGGAGGTAGGTTTCAGTATGCTAATTGGTAGAAGTTCTCTAGCTCCCGCTATTGGTAGTTTGTGGATATGGAAATTGTCTACTGCTGCGAAGTCGCCAAAACTAAAGTCCCACTCGATATACTTTATATTGCTTTGTTTAACCGCTACGGTTTCGCGCATAGGGGTTCCGTCATCTTCGGTGAATACAATGGCGGAAGCAGGAAGGTCTATGGTGATTATATCGCTGCGAGGAATGGGCGTAATATCAGCCTCGGTATATTCCTTGGTTTTCTTCTTTGTCCACGGCTTGACCTTTTTGAAATTTATGGGAGTCACTTGAGGAAGTAGGCCCAATGCGGGTGGTTGATCTGCGTGATGGTGGAAGAAGCAGGGATAGGCATAGGAGCTTTTGGTTTCTTGGATAGCTTTAGCCCAATCTCTTCGTTTAACCGGCTACCCTTATCGAAGTTGATCCTCTTATCGCAGAGAACAAGGTTCTCCCATGAGTCTTTACCCCCACGGGAACGCGGCAAGATATGATCTACTGTAGCTTCGTTTTTAGACAGCTTCTTGCCTGAGTAGCCACAAACCCCCTTCTCGCGGGCGAAGATGGCTTGCTTGGTCAAGCGCGGCAGCTTCATTGGCATCCTAGAGTAGCGAGGGTTTACAATCACGGTAGGCAGGCGGATAGGGCCGCGATTGCTCATGATGGCAGCATCCGTTGCGCGAATAGGCAGTTTTATCCAATGCTCCCAGTCTGTAGGGATGGCGGAAGCAAACTCGCCATTCTCATCGAAGATGATGTCCATAGCGAGCGCGGGGCGTTGGCCTTTCTCTCCACCTGTCATGGCAATGATTGCCGTGCGCGGATTGGAAAAGCCGATCACCTGCCACGCTGAGTTGAGGCGCAAAGTCACTGGTTGTTCTAGTAAGCTGTTCATTCGCCAATGGGTGAATTAGCTATGGGTGGAAGCAAGGAAGTAAGCGTAAAAGGAACACCCCTAGTCTATCGCGTCCGATAGGTTCACACGTTGATTCGTGATGGTCTGTTGCGCATTGTCTTGCGGCTAGAGGCGCGACGGGGAAGATGGCGGAAGGCTGATAGCACGATTACCAACGCATTTTAATGCGTCCTTCTCATTAGCAATGAGAGCCAGCACCTTGCTGGTTAACCTTCCATAAAAGTTGGCGGAAGCCGGAGGGCACGATCCCCAGCCGATTGAACGACATCTCGTTTTCAAGACGAGTCCCCGCCCCAGCGCAGGTGCTTCAGCTTCCGTAAAATTGGTGCAGGTAAAAGGAGTCGAACCTTCATTATCCGTTATGCGCTTCCTGATTAGGAATCAGTGCCATTATACCTGCAAAGTGGCGCGAATGATAGGAGTCGAACCTACATGTATTCCAGTTAGCTTTCTCCTGTTTCGAAGACAGGCGGCATACATTCGCATAAAGTGGTGGGTCTAGCTGGAATCTAACCAGCATCTCAAAGGTAGAAGCTTCGTATCCTATACATTGGACGATAAACCCATTGGGGAGGCTAACGAGAATCGCACTCGTATTCCGAGGATCACAACCTCGTGTCTTTACTGTTAGACCATAGCCAACGTGGAGCCAACTGCGGGTATCGCGCCCGCTTCGTCTTCATTACGAGTGAAGTCGGATTCTTAATCAGTCGGCAAGTGGAGGTCTGTCGGGGATTTGCGCCCCGCTATCCTAATTACAAATAAGGCACGTCGCTTTCTACGCTTACAGACCAAAGTGGTTCTCCCGCTCGGACTCGCACCGAGACTGCGCCCAAATCTAGGACTCAACAGGTATAAGCTGTTCGTGCTACTTTACACTACGGGAGAATGGTGGGTTATGGTGGTATCGCGCCACTTGCGACTTCTCTATTATTTTAGCAACTATTTTACAGACAGCCATAGAGGGCACAAACCAAAGTGGGCTAGTTCCGATTTTACGGCTTCTTGAAGTTACAACTTCATTAAACCAAAGACACTGGCGGGCTTCGGAGAAAGTGGTGGCCCATGAGGGTAACGGTCCCTCTTCTGTTTATTGAGAATCAACCGATCTACTTTTAATCTAATGGGCCAAAATGGTGCGGACGGTGATACTCGCAATCACACATGAACTACTTTTGAGGTAGCCGCCTCTACATTGGGCTACGTCCGCATTGGTCGGGATGGGGAGATTCGGACTCCCAAGTATCATTTCTTTTAAGGAAAGCCGCTCTGCCGATTCGCGGTTAAACACATCCCGAAAGTGGTGCGCGTAGAGGGAGTCGAACCCCCAACATCTTGATTCTAAGTCAAGCCTGACTACCAATTGCAGCATACGCGCATAAATAATTGTCTGCCCGAACTCCTAGTGAGGGAACTCCGTTCGTTTGGTTACAACCCGACAGACAAAAGTGGAGCTAACTAGGGAACTTGCAGCCCTCTATCTACATTACCAATGTAGCGCATCACTATCAATGCTTAGTCAGCGTGGGGGTAAAGGCGGGTAACGCTCCCGCTTATCTGTGCTTATGATGCACTGATGGTTTCTTAACCCTCTACCTTAAATATTCATCGTGCCATGATCCGCCCATACGGGCAAATGTTTTTTTCGCGTGGCAGTTTTTACATCGCACGTCGCACTTATCTATTTCTTGAACGAGCTTCTTTAAAGAATGTCCGGAACAGGCTATTCTTGCGACACCATTGCACTTTTCCGTGTTTGGTTTGTGGTCAAATTCTAAAACTCGTATATCCGATTCGCCGCAATCCACGCATGGATTACTAGTAAAGTGTTCGACAAGAAAAGCACGTAGTGCGCGTTTTCTTCTTTCTTTAGACGCTGTAACTAGTGCTACATGTTTCTTCTTATTAAGAACTAAATATTTTTTAAATCTATCTGATTGGCACGATTTACACAAAAATTGTAGCCCGTCTTTTGTAGATTTGTTTTTCCTAAAAAATGAAATGTCTTTTTCCGTTTTACAATCTGGGCAATGCTTGTTCATTGGATTGTTTTTCTCATTTCTTTATTAGAAATCAATGAGAAAATTCGGACCTTATGAGAGTCTGATGGTTAATGAACCCACTACCGAAATTGGTTGGTCCGTAGAGAATTCCACTCTCCTTTTCCCGTTAAGAGCGGGATTCCTCGGTATCTAGGAGTCGGACCAATAAAGATGGATGGCACCGCAGGTTATGCTCCTGCAATTACTCTTTCAGAGAGAGTCGTGTTACTACTACACTAGGCACCAGAAAATGGATGGGGTTGTCGGTTACGCTCCGACGCATAGCGGGTCAAAGCCGCTCGCACTACTATTATGCAAAACCCCAATGAAGATGGCTCCGTCGGTAGGTAACGCTCCTACATATCACGAGTTAACAGCTCGCCTCTTTGCTTGTCAGACACAACGGAATAAAATGGTTCTCGCAGAGGGCTTCGATCCCCCGACCCCCTCCATGTAAGGGAGGTGCTCTGACCTGACTGAGCTATACGAGAATGGCGCGGCTAAGGGGTTACGCTCCCCTGACGTTTCTTAGACAGAGAAACATGTTACTATTACAATATAGCCGCAAAGTGGTATGCTCGGTGAGAATCGAACTCACGTTATCTTGTTCCCAAAACAAGTGCCTGTCCTCTAGGCTACGAACATATGAAAGTGGATGCGAGATATGGATTCTAACCATACTTGCTAGAGCTTATGAGACTCAGCAGGTCACAGACCTTCTCGCAATGGTGGGCCAAGTTGGTGCTGCCCCAACGACACCTAGTGTTTCAAACTAGTGCTCTACTACCTGAGCTATTGACCCAAAAATGTTTTCCTTAGCCGACTTGAACGGCATCTCTACCATGTGCGCACAACGTAGAGAGGTTTCTGTTTCACTGGGGAAATTGGTTTCCGCCGCGACTGTCCGTGTCGCTATTAACTCCGAGCGCAACCCGGTGGCAGAAGATGATTGGCAGGTCCGTCACGAGTTGCACGTGAATTTCGAGATTTGGAGTTTCGATTGTTTCTCAAACGCGGACCTGTAAAGTAATGGTGCTTGGAGCCGGATTTGCACCGGCTACCCTCGCCTTATCAAGACGGAGCTACATCTATATGAGCTTTCCAAGCGTAAGTGGTGCGCCCTGTCGGTTCTGCCCCGACCTGATCCAGTTTGGAAGACTGGCGAACAGCTACTATCCCAAAGGCGCAAATTGGTGGACCGTGGGGGCTTTGCTCCCCCCGCCTGATGCTTGCAAAGCAACTGCTCTACTAAATGAGCTAACGGCCCGAAAGTGGATGCGCGTGCCGGTAATGCTCCGGCCTACTTCGCTTTGCAGGCGAGTCGATAGCTTCTTTCGTAACGCGCAGTAAATGAATCGCCCGCTGGGGTTACACCAGCACTCCCGACCGGTAAGGGTGGTCTGCTAAATTACAACAGGGCAAAGTGGTGGGGACAGTGACAGTTGCAGTCACACCATGATCCGCTTAAAAGGCGGTAGCCGGTCTTCTGTGGCTTCATCCCCGAAAGTGGTAGCCGATAGGGGTAACGCTCCCCTGTTCCTGTCGTGAAAGGACAGTGTATTAACTTCTATACGAATCGGCCATAAAAAAGAGGAGTAGGCAAACCATGCTAAATGCGATGCGCTTGC